CCCAGCCCCGGCGCGTGCTTCGCGCTCGTCGTCTCGTGTGTGTGTGGGTGTGGCTGGGGGGTTTTTGTTGTGGGGGGGGGGGGGGGGCGCCGGGGGCCCCCCCCCCCCCCCCACGGCAAGGTGGCAGGAATCTTCGAGCGAGTGAGGGATGCAGGCGATGAGGCGACCGATCGACTCTGCGCTAAGCGTGGTGCAAGAAATCGTTGACCAGGTGGGATCGAGCCGAGAGGTTCCCACTATCGAGGAGGTCGTAGCGGCTGTCCTCAACTTTGAGCGGATTGAGTTCGACGTACCCTCAGGTACCGACTCCGACGGTTTCATCTTTCAGTATGGCGAAGTGAACTGGTTTACAGAGCCTACTTTCACGGTGGGCTTCGCGCGTCAGCTGGAAATCGTTGATACCGAAGGCGAACACGAAGGATATTCGCAGGTTCAGCTTGAGTATAGATACCAGGCCGACGCCGACCTGCGATCGCTTGAAAGTCACAACTCCTGGTGGTTCCGTGAGGGCGGGACGTCGTTCGATGAATGGCTTGAATCAGTGAAGCGAGACCTCGTTTGGGGGATCGTTCGAGACAAGACTCCTTCGGGATTTGACGTCTCGCAGGAACTCGCTTGAGTTGATCTGCCTAAATGTGCGAATGCACTCACTGGTGGAATTCAGAGCAGAATTCCGGATCGCATGGCATGGCAAACTGATGCCCCTTCCGAACTTCGGAAGGGGCCCATCGGGCGTTTGACGACAGCAACTGACGGCAACGTCAGCGCATGAGGGGTCGTAGAGTGGCGGAGGTCGTGGAACCGGATGCGGCGGAGTCTGGCCTGGCGGAGCAGGGTGTTGAAGTGCCGGGTGAGAGTGGACCCTTCGATCGGGGCGCCGTCGGGGCGGGTGAAGACGTAGCCGCTGTCCTCCCAGCCCGCCCCCGCCGCCTCACGTTCCTGGAATTGTCGGTCGCGGTGCTGTTCGAGGGAGCGTAGACACGGCGTCGGCAGGAATTGGTGGATGATGAACGCTGTCGAGGCGAGTGAGCGACTGATCGAGCTGGTTCGTGGGAACGATGACATCGCGAACCACGCTGACGGCTGTGACGCAGGGACGATGGCAGCCGCCGAGAGTGATCTGGGTGTGGTCTTCCCGCCCTCGTACCGTCGCCTGATCGAAGAATTCGGGACCTGGGATGTTGCTGGTGAGGAATTCTTCGGCGTATATCAGACACCCGCAATGGGGTTGGAATTGTTGGGTTCCGTTGCGGAAACTTTGGATGCGCGCAACCAGTATGGGATGCCATCCGATCTGATCGCTGTGATGTTCGACGGAATGGGCGGCCTGATCGTCCTCGATTCGTCTCTCGTGGATAAACAAGGTGAGTACCCCGTCCTTGTTTGGAATCCCGGCGTTGTGGACCGTGAGAGAATGGAGAGGCTTGGGGATAATTTCGGGTCATTTGCTTTCGCCCTGTGTCAGCGGGCCGTAACGCGCTGGCGGGAATCTGGCAGAAGCCGAAATTCGGGTGAATAGCGAGAAGCCTCGCCAGGGTTTTCTGGCGAGGCTTCTGCGGTTCTTGGCGGCGTTGCTGACGCCAACGTCAGCGGACGACCGCTGCGGCAGGTGGGTTGTCAGGTTCGTCGTCCTGGCCGCCGAGTGCATGGCCCAGGGCGTCGATGGCTTGGCGCTGGAGGCGGAGTCGGACGTGGGCGTAGACGCCGGCCGTGACGCCGATGTGGGCGTGGCCGAGGATTTCCTTGATCATGACGACCTCGACGCCCGGCTCCAGGAGCAGAGTGGGTCGAATGGCGGGGGGTCGTGGGAGCGGATGCGTTGGAGGAGGCCCTGCGGAGGGGCGTGGTGAGGGCGTGGGTTGAGGTTGGCCGGGCCGATCGACCCGCGGTGTTTGCTGCCTCGCGTTCGTGCTGCTGCCGGTCGTGATGGCGCTTCAGCGGTTGGACGCAGTAAGCGGGACAGCGATGCGGCGCTCAGCGGCCTGTGTTTTGGTGGGCAGCGTGGTCAGCCCGCGTCCGCTGCTGCGCTGCAAGGTTCGGCGGATCGCGGTGGTTCCGGGCCAAGGTCGTGGTCTTCCGCAGCGGAGGCCGAGGAGTTCGCCTTGTCGAGTCCAGTGCGGAGAGCGAGTACGGAGGGTACATGCAGCCGATTTCCGCGGGCGGCGGTGGGCTGCCTCATTGGCGACGAGTTGACAGCTGTGGTTCACCTCTGGGGCTGGTTCCCGGAGGGTTCGAACCTGCGACCGGGGTGGGGGTCGGTGCTCTTTTCTTACGTATGGGCCTGACCTGGGCGTTCGCCGGGTACCTCAAGGATGGGATGCAGACCCGGGCCATCCCGCACGTGCGTCGCAGCAGAGCGGCTGAGCCACGCTGACCTGCGGGTTCACGCATCGCAGGCTGGTGCCCCCGGCAGGCTTCGAACCTGCGACACCCGCTTTAGGAGAGCGGTGCTCCGAACCGGCGTACTCGCTGATCAGGCCGTCTATTGCGGCGCGTTGAGTGATCGTTTAGGGGATATTTAGGGGACGGCCACGACGACCCGTTTCCGGAGGTCTACGCGGCCCCACATCGTGCTGAGGCCCACGTTACGCGCCGCTCGCCAGAAGGTCTCTTCAAGGCCATCGAGACGCTCGGCGCGCATCGCGGGAGTGGGCTTCTGGTAGTGCCGCTTGATGCCAGGCCGCCGGTGACCGGCCGCCTCGAACGCAAGCGGCTCCTTCACCCCGAGTTCCGATTGCAGGGTGTCGTGCAGCCCGCGCAGGGCCAGCATGTCCAGACCCGGGAGTATCGGCTCCCACGCCGCCCGGTAGGCCACCCCCTGCCGCCGCTCCCGCACATCCCGGCCGTCGCATACAGGGCGGAAGGTCCGCGACCAGTTCCCGCGTCGCCACGGCTTTCCGGACGGCGTACTGAAGATCCGCTGGTGGGGCCAGTCCGCGAGGTGATTGCCCAACAGCCAGTCGAGGAAGGGCGGAACGTCGACGTCCCGCGTGGACCCGTCGTTCTTTGTCGGCTCCAGCCGGACGACGTACCCCGTCTTCCTGCCGTCCTCGCCCCGCTCCATGTACTCGGCGTACTCCTCGACGATGCGCAGGATCGGGCAGACGAACTCGCCGGCGCCCCACGGCTGTCGCCGTGTCAGGAGCGTGTTGTCGCGGTGCAGGCCGAGACCCTCGCCCCACCGCAGCCCGGTGAAAGCGGTGGTGAGGACGTGGATTCCGATGTCCGGGCCGAGACGCTCCGCCACGAGGATGGCGTCCTCGGGACGCGGCCCACCGTCCCGCTTGATCTTGGGTGGCCTCGGCATCGCCGCATCGCCGGACGTGTCCTTCGTGCGTCGCCGGCCGAACAGCGGATTCACGGTGATGTACCCGGCGTCCATGGCCGCGGTCATGATGGTCGACATCAGGCTGACGCAGTGCCCGCGGCTGACGTCCTCCACGTCCATGGTCTGCTGCCAGGTGTCGACGTCGAACCAGGAGATTTTCCGGAGCGGCACGCCATCCCAGCGCGGCAAGATGTGCGTCTCCAACCTGTCCCAGCGGGTGCCGACCGTTCTGCCGCGCTTCTTCCGCGAAGCCATGAAGGTGCGCGCGAAGGCGCCGAATGTCGTGCTGCTCTTGCGCGGGTCGATCCAGGCGCCTTCCCGGATGAGCCGCTCCTGCTCCTCTCCCCACTCCTCGGCCGTCTTCTTCGTGGGGAATCCCGACTTGGACAGCCACTGCGGGTCGTGACCCTCTGGCGCCTTGTACATAACGCGCCAGGTGAATTGCTTGGTCTTCTGGCCGTTTCGGACCTTGTAGACCTTCTCGGCGTACGCCATCCCGCCCGGCCCCTACGCGAGACGTTGACCGCTGCCGCCGCCGCGGTGGCGCTTGCCCTTGGCGATCTTCCACGCCCGGATCATTTCGAGCCGGTCCTCCCTGGAGAGCGTCGTCTCCTCCCACACCGAGCGCTCGTGGCGATCGTCCAGGTCGACCTCTGCCGGCACCTGGTCCTCATCGTCGCCGGCCGCGGCCGGTGTGTCGTCGTCGACGGGTTCCACCGGCGTGCCTGTGGCGTAGGCACGGCTGATCGTGCCGGGCCGCAGGCGGAGGGATCTCTCCCAGAGAGGTCTCTTACTGCGGCTGATCTGGGATTGGTCGCGCTCTGCGTTGCTGATCGCGTTGACGGTGACTCCGACATCACCCGCCAGGGCCCCCTGGGTTTTGTCCAGCTCCTCGCGTCTGCTCTTGAGCTGCTGGCCGACCGAGGGGGCGGGCTCGGGTGCGGAGGTCATGACGACGACGCTCCCACAAGATCTCTAAGAAGTCTACAAGTCTTTTCGGTCACCACTACAAATTTGATACCTGTGAGGGTGCGGTAGTCAAATTCCGCCATGAGACTTGTACAACTCTTGTAGTCCTGCTTAGATCTAGCCATGCCACCGAGATCACACGGGGCGGAGATCCGACGCCGACGCATCCTCCTGGGCCTCACGGCCACGCAGGTCGCGTCGATGGCGGGGTACACGCTCACCCACATCAGTCAGGTCGAACTCGGTCACCGAAACGCGGGCCCGCGCTGCCTGCGGCGCCTCGCCGAAATGTTCGACTGTGAGGTCGCCGACCTCATGACCGAGGAGCCCGTAGACGGGGCGGCTGCCTGATGCCGCCGGAAGAGTCGCCGGAAGAACTGCGGCACTACACGCCCGAGAACCTGGTCGACCCGGACGGGGACTTCAGGATCCCCACCACCGCACGCGCCCTGCGCGAGCTGGCGTACGCGCGGCGCATTCCCTTCCACAAGGTCCGCCGCCGGGTGAGCTTCACCGCCGCCGACATACGCGCGATCAACGAGTTCTTCGCCGTGCCTGCCGTCGCCGAAGCGCAGCGCCGCACGGCCTGACCTGCACCCCCGCGGGGCCGCCGGGCTCGACCCCCGACGACCCCCACGGATTGCCCCTACTGCCACGCATCTACCAGCAGAAAGGGAGGCTCACCGTGAGCCCACACCTTACCGAGAGGGACCTCATCCCGGTGTTCCGCCGGGCGGCCGAGGTCGTCAACACCCGCGGTCTCAACCAGGGGTCGTACTACGCCGGCGAGAACGCCAGGGCCGCAGCGACACCGACCTGCCCCGTGGACGCGGTCGGCGCCCTGTCCGTGGCCGTGACCGGGCACCCCGTACCGGCGGAGGACATCGACCCGCTCCTGCGCAACGCGATCAACGCCTTCGCGAGCAAGGTCTACGCGACCACGTCAGACCCCGACCCGGTCGAGCGAATTGCGAGCTGGAGCGACGCCATCGGCCGCGGTCCGGCCGAGGTCCGCGCCGCGTTCCTCGCTGTTGCCGACGTGCTGGCCCGTGAGCACTACGCACTCGTACCGGTCGGCGTGCGGACCTCGGACGGATCCGTGTGGCGGCTGACCACGACCGACAGCAGCGTGCCGCGGTACGTGCTCGCGGGCATGCCCGCCGACGCCCCGATCGGCGTCCAGGTCGAGCTGAGTGAGCTGGTCGCCCGATTCGGCACCCCCTCGGCGTGCAGCCAGGCCGTCGTGCTCGTCGACCTGCTCCAGCAGAACCCGACGCTGCCGCTCGCGAGCTGGAGCATCAGCCAGCCCACCGGCGCGCTGACCGGCAACCTGGGGCGTACCGGCTTCGACGCCCTGCGCGCCTACGCCGAGGTGCTCGGTGGATCGATCTCGCCCGGCACCGAATTCACCGCGGAGGACGGGACCAGACTCCGGACGCACCGGCTGCGCACGGTGTGGCAGGGCGTACCCGTCACGGTGTCGATCTACCGCCCGGCGCCGGTGGTCAGCGAGGCCGCGGCATGAACGCGACGCGGATTGACGAACTGGCGGCGATCCTGCACCACGCCATGCAGCGCGGGCACCAGACCGCTGCCGGCCTGGCCGCCGCGGTGGAAGCCGCGACCGCCTACCCCGCGGGGGGGGCTGCCGCAACTCCAGGCTCTGGTCGGCGCGACGCTGGACGAGCTGAACGAGCAGCAGATCGAGGCCCTCGCCGACGCAGGGAGCGCCGCGGTCGCCGACGCCATGCACGAGGAAGCCTGCGGCTGCCAGGGATGGCCGGAGGAGTGCGTCAGCTCCCTGACGCCGCAGATGTGGGACACCGCGGGCTGGGCCACGGGCATCCCGGCCGTGATCGGCATGTGGGAGACGCTCCGCGCGGCCGGCCTGCGTGAGGAGGTGTCCCGGCTACGGGCTCAGGTGCCCGAGCTGGAGCAGCTCGCGCTCGGTCGGGTGAAGCCGGTCCCCTACGTCATCGGCGAGGACTGCCTCCCGGATGAGTTGAGTGGGCAACTGACGGCGCTGCTGGCCGAGGCGCTGCGGCAGGGGGTCCCCGTCTCGGCGTTGACCGGTGGCCCGGACGCCACCGGCGAGATGGAGGCGGCGCTGAGCCGGGCGATGGCCCGCCGCATGTACCCGGCGCCCGGGCTGTTCCCGTCTGCGGCGGAGCAGGTGCATCGCCTCCGGGCGCGGTTGGCTGAGAAAGCCGCCGAGGTCGACGCGCTGCGCGCCTCCGTTGAGCGGCTCGACGTCATCACCTCCGAGCGGGGCCGCGAGATCGTGCGGGCTCGGACCCGGGTGACGGAGCTGGAGCAGATCGAGGCCGCGCTCCTGCGGCTGCTGCCGACCGAGCCGTGCCCGCAGGAAGGCCCGCCGGTCGAGCTGGCGCAGGAGCAGGCGTGGCACGGGGTGTGGGAGCTGGTTGCCGACGTGCTCGGCGTGACGCTGCCGTACGCCCGTCCGGTGGACGAGGACCCGATCACGTACACGGTGACCGCTGCCGGCGCGGCTGCAGTCGACGAGGAGCCTGGGAAGGTCAGCCGCGACGCGGCCGGGATCACCCGGGACTTCTTCCAGGTCGGACACGTCTACGCACGGGGGCAGGACGGCTTTAAGGCCCCTGAGCAGACCACGGTCTTCTACGTCGAGCACGTGTCCGTGCACCCCGACCGGGGCTTGCTGCGTGCGATCGGGTGGTCGCGCAGTGGCGAGTCGGGCGCCGACTGGCACGGCGACTTCCAGGACGAGGGCGAGTTCGCGGCCTGGGAGGAGTTGCCGGTCCACTTCGCTCCGGTGACTGCGGTCGTACCCGTGGGGACGACGGCGTACCGCGCCGAGTACGAGCACGTCATCACCCCCCTGCGGACCTACACCACCCGCGCCGCCGCCCGGCGGCACTGCTGGACGGAGGCCCGGCAGGAGGAGGCCCGAGAGCGCAGCGGCGCCTTCGACCTGGTGTGGAAGGCCCACCCGGGCGGCGAGGAGGTCGAGGAGCTGTGGGTCGGCACCGGCCCGGACGGCATGGAGCGCACCGGCTACTTCGTCACCGCCGTCGCCATCGCCGCGGACTACAACCCGGAGGCAGGCCAGTGACCAACCCGTTGACACCGGACGCGGCGCTGATGCGCCTGCGCCAGTACGAGGAGCAGCCGGCGCCGACGTGGTCGACGGCCAGCTACGGCGGCGGCGCGGCTGAGGGCGCGCTCGCGGAGATCGCCCGGAGCCTCGCCGCGGAGGTCGGACGGCTCCGCGAGGAGCGGGACCGCTACCGCACATCGTGGCGCACGGCGCGCGGTCGTGCCCTGTCCGTGGGGAGTGCCGCGGACCGGTACGCCGCCCGCGCCCGCGACGCCCAAGAGGCGCTGCAGAACACGCTGCTCTCAACGATCTGCTCGCAACTTGCCCGCACAGCCGCGCAGAAGGAGGCGGCCGAGCTGCTGGGCCGCGTACGCGAGCTGGAACAGCAGCTCGCCGAGCAGCGCCCGGACAGCAGGGGCGCGGAGGCCGGCGCCTCCCCGGGCCGGGGCATGCCCGAGCTGAGTCAGCGGGACCGCGAGCTGCTCGCCGGTGCCGCGGCGGGCGAGATCGTCGCGGAGACCGCGGCACGAGTGCGCAGGTCCGCGCCCCGGATCTACCACCTGCACGGCGAGATTGCCCGCGAGATGGGCGCCCGGTCCTGGATACACGCGGTCGCGCTCGCCGCGGCCAGCGGGCTCATCACCGTGCCACCAGCCCGAGTTGGTGAGGCCCAGTGAGCGCCCCCGAGGCCCGTGCCCCCGCCGTCGACCTGCCTGCGATCCGCGTCGGCTGCCCCCGGTGTGGATCGCCCGCCGGTGTGCCGTGTACCTCGTACGGCGGCACCCGCGACCGGGCGGACGACGTCCACCGGGCCCGCACCGCCGTGTGGAAGGCCGAGCAGCAGACGCGGGGTGACTCGTGATCGTCTTCGGTTCGATCGCCGTAGCCGTCGCCGCGCTGGTAGCCGTGAAGCTGGTCATCGACTGGGTGAGCGGCGGCGGCCTGCCCCCGGTGCACGAGCTGCCCGAGAAGCCGCTCCGGGCGCCTGCGCCCGCGGTCGAGACCAGCGCGCCCGCCCCCGGCGAGCTGCTGACCGATGGGGCGTGCGCCCACAGGTACGCCTTCTTCGGGTCGCTGGGCCGGCGGTGCGTGCACTGCACCGCTCCCGCCCCGGAGGACACGCAGTTCATCTGGCCGGAGCAGTCGAAGCGCGGTGGGGCCTGATGTGGCACACCGGCCCCATGACCGGGTTCGATCTTGAGAGCACGGGTGTCGATCCGGAATCCGACCGCATAGTCACCGCCTGCGTCGTTACCTGTGGCCTCGCCCGGGGCACCGCCTCCAGCTCCTGGCTCGCTGACCCCGGCATCGACATCCCCGCCGGGGCGGCGGCCGTGCACGGCATCAGCACGGAGATGGCCCGCGCCGGGGGCCTGCCGGCGGCCAAGGTCGTCTCCGAGCTGGTGGCCTACCTCGCTGAAGCTGTCGAACTCGGCCAGCCCATCGTCGTCATGAACGCCGCGTTCGACCTGACGATGCTCGACCGAGAAGCCCGGCGCCACGGTGTGAAGCCGCTGGCCGATGTCGTCGGGGACCGACTCAACGTCCTCGACCCCCGTGTCCTCGACAAGAAGATCGACCGCTACCGGCGTGGCGGACGCACGCTCACCGATCTGTGCGCCCACTACGGCGTACCACTCGACGCCGCGCACACGGCGGACGCCGATGCCCTCGCGGCCTGCCGGGTCGTCTGGCGGATCGGGCAGCAGGAGCCGGCGCTCGCGGAGTGCAGCCTCGCGCACCTCCACGAGAAGCAAGTGGACTGGGCGCGGGAGCAGGGCGAAAGCCTCGCCGAGCACTACGCGGGCGCCGCCGAGACGGCACACCTTGCCGCGGGCGTGCGTACGGACTGGCCTCTCATCCCGGCCCCGCGCGAGGCGGTGAACGCGCCGTGATGACCCCGTTCGCCGTCGCTGGGCTCCTCGTCGTCGCCGCGGTCCTGGTCTGGGCGTGGCGGGTGCGGCTCGCGGCCGTCCACGGCCGCCGCCGCGCCGCCGCGGCCAACCCCCAGCCGCCTGCTGCCGCGGACGCTCCCAACGTGGCCCGCGGCAGCAGCGCCCCCACCTCCCGGCCCGCGCCGCTGATCAACCCTCACGCGCTGGCACGGATGCACGCCGACCTCGACCCGAACCACCTCGCCACCTGCCGAACCCTCTGGGACCTCCCGGACGCGCACGAGCCGGGAGGCGGCCATGGCTGAACGGATCCGAACGATCACGACCGCCCGCGAGGTCACCGACCAGGAGCGGCGCGCCGCCTCTCTCACCGTCGCGTGCGTGGCCGACAACGGCGAGGACCTGCGTCATCTGCTCGACATGCTCGGGCTCACCGGCTCGAAGGACGACACGAAGTGACGACCATCTCCCCGCCCGAGCCGGCCAGCGCGGTCGGCCCCCACATCACCATCACCGTCTACGGCATCCCCGCACCGCAGGGCTCGAAGCGGCACCTGGGCAACGGCGTCATGGTCGAGTCCTCGACGAAGGTCAAGCCCTGGCGCCAGGCGGTCACGTACGCGGCGCGGGAGGCCATGCCCGACGGCTGGCAGCCCCTCAACGGCCCGCTTCGGCTCGCGGTCGTGTTCACCTTCGCCCGGCCCAAGGGGCACTTCCGGTCGGGCCGCAACGCGCACCTGCTGCGTGACGCTGCACCGCCGCGGCCGGCCGGCATGCCGGACCTGTCGAAGCTGGTGCGCTCCACAGAGGATGCGCTGACGGACGCCGGGGTGTGGGTCGACGATGCCCGCGTCGTCTCCTGCGCTGCAGAGAAGCGGTACGCCCGCGACGGCCACCCTGACGCTCTCATCACGCCCGGGGCAGTCATCCACGTCCGTCGGCTGGATGTGCCCGAGGCGGTGAACTGAGGTGCCTCCGGTCGGCGACGCCGCCCACTTTGGGCTTTGGCCGCCCGCCGACCTGCCCGGGCTCCATATCTCCTTCGGCCAGTGGAGCCGCGCCGCCGGCACCTGGCTCACCGTGCCCACGGCGGATTTCCGCTGCCGGTGCGGCTTCACCGACTCCGCCGGAGGAGACGCGGTGCCCGCCTTCGTCGCCACGATCCACCGCGTCCACGCCGCGGACTGCCCACTCCAGACCCGAAAGGACACAACGTGACCACGCGCCCGTACACCACCGCTGACCTCCGGCACGAGGCCGCGCGCCAGCTCGCCATCGCCGCCGACCCCGGCTTCACGGGAGTCGGGGAGCGGATGTGCGGTGCCCGTATCGCTTCCACCGTCGTCGACCCCGACGCCCCGGTCACCAGCCGGGACGGAGGGCGCACGTGGGACATGCTCGCCCGCGAGGATTGGGAGGCCGCGCAGCGCGCGGTGGCGGTGCTCCTCGATGAGGCCGCAGACGTCTCCGACTGGGCCATCGCGCTCGGCGCTGACGGCCTGGAGCCCAGTGGCCACCACTTCGACGTCGGTGGCGACGGCAAGCCCGTCCGCGTCCATCTCGCGTTCGCCGAGGACATGCCCGAGAAGGCCCGCGCCGGCGTCGCGGTGATGCTCGCGCAGCTTGCAGCGGAGGCGTTCTGATGGACCGCGAGCAGCTCATCGATGCTCGCGCAGCTTGCAGCGGAGGCGTTCTGATGGACCGCGAGCAGCTCATCAGCCTCACCCGTACGCCTCTCCCTCCCTCGGGAAAACCAGCCGAGGACGGCGATCGGTGAGCGCTCCCACCGCAGACGGGGCACGCCGCGACACCTGCGGTCGCGGCGTGTCGGTGCCCCGACGGGTGGCCGGACTCCCAATCGTCTTGAGCGGTTACGAGGCACGCGCGGCTGGCCCCTCCCGGACGCGCGTATCCCAACGCGGGCAGCGCCGGCAAGCCCTCGGGCTTCGGCTGCTTTCGGTTGTCGACAACCGAAAGCAGCCGAAGCCTCCCACCTTCCTGGTGGCTTCGGCGAGCCCAAGTGTGATCAGTGGCGCGGGCTCGAACGCGCCTGACCACAGATGCAACAGCCCTCCGGCCCGCACACATCGCCTGTGAGCACACGCCCCACCGACCCGAATACGAGGTCCTGTGACTAGCCCTCGCGTCCAGACCCCTCGGAACGCCTGGATCAACGCTCTGCGTGAGGAAGCCCTGCGCGAGCATCGACCGGAGGTGTCGAAGGCGGCTCACATCGGCGTGTGGATCGCTACGTACGCGGACGCGGACGGGGGCAACGCGTTTCCGTCCGGCGAGACGCTCGCCGCTATCGCTGGCTGCACCCGGGACACGGTCATCCGCTGCGTCCGGCTGCTGGTCGCAGTCGGGATGCTCACGAAGCAGCGGCGCCCCAACAAGCCGGCCGTCTACCAGCTCGTCATCCCCATGCAGCGTCCGGACTGGGCCGCGCACATGCACGTGTGGGGGGAGTCGCGGCAGGCCGCCGCGCGGAGGAAGGCCAAGGAGAAGGAGATGACGGAGCACCTGGCCCGGAAGTCGTCCGCGGACGACAACGGGGAGTCGTCCGGGGACGACAACCGGAAGTCGTCCGCGGACGACAGCGGCGGGGGCCCGGAAGTCGTCCGCGGCGGGGCATCCGGAAGTCGTCCGGGGACGACAACCGAGGGGTCCGGAAGTCGTCCGCGGACGCCACCGGAAGTCGCCCCCGGACGACTTCCGGAAGTCGTCCCCGGCGGGGGGGACCAATACCCCCTACCTAAAGGTAGGGACCCACACCCCGACCACGACGTGTCTGGCTCCCCAACGCAACCAGACACGCGCGCGGGCGAGGGCGAGCCGAACGACGATCCCTTCGGCGAAGACGAACGGCCCGCCGCGGCCCCCGCCGCCCTGCGCCACTGCGCCGGGTGCGGCGAGCCGATGCTCCCCCGCCCCGGCCGTGAACGGCACGCCCACTGCCAGCCCGCTGCCCCAGCCGCGGAAGGCGACGCCACATGACGACGCCCTACGAGCGCCTCTGGGCCGAGTTGATCCCCGACGGCACGTTCGGCGGGCCCCGTCCCGCTCCTCCCCCCCCCCCCCGCGACACAGGCCCTGCCTACCCGCGACGCCGCCCGAGGAGCAGGCCCGGCACGCCGCCGAGCTGGCGGCCGCGCTCGCCGGGCACGTCGTCGGACAGCCCAAGCCGCCCGCGAAGCGCCGGCACCTGCGTGCCGTGCCCCCCGCCGCCTGACCACCGCCCCGCCAACCGGAGTTCACTCATGATCAGCACCCGTACCGCCGCCGTCACCGCGGCCGCCGTAGTGGCCCTCGGCTCTCTGACCGCCTGCGGCGACCAGATGCACGGCACCGTGACGGAGAAGGAGTACAAGCCCGCCAAACAGGGCTGGAAGACGGTGCAGGAGACGCGGCGGGAGTGCTCCACACCTCCCCGCCCGCCCGGCAGTTCCGCCCCGCCCGCCCGCTCCTGCCGGACCATCCAGATCGGCACCAAGCGAGTCCCGCACACCACGCCGGCGTGCTGGCAGATCGAACTCGACGGCGACCGCGATGTGTGCGTCGACCGCGAACGGTTCGAGGGCACAGACGTGGGCGACACGTGGTGAACCCATCGGCGTGAGCCTCAGCCCCACCACTGCCCCCGGCCAGAGCCCGGCCAACCGCAACGCCGCACTACGCCCTTCCCAACCACCAGCCCCGGAGCACCCGATGACCACCCGCGCCTTCACCACCACCGAACTCGCACGCCTCGGCGTCCCGCCCGACAGCCCCGACGGCGTCGAGCACAGCGACACCCTGCTCGCCGACGAGTTCGTCGCCACGCTGAAGTACTCGGCACAGCGCCGCGCGGTCTTCCGCGCCGACGACGGCCTGACATACGCCGTGACCTACGAGGCCGGCATCGACAGCGGCGACTACGAGCACGGCCCCGGCCCCGAGAACCACGGCTGGTTCGGGGAATCGGTGGAGGCCGTCCTCGTCGAGCAGCAGCCCGTGACGGAACTCCGGTGGCTGCCCGCCGGCGTACCCCCGCCCGCCCCTTCGCGTCCGGCACCCGCCGCGCCGTCCGCGCCCGCGGTCGACGCTGTGCTGCGCGAGGCCGCCGCGTGGTTCGAGCGCGATGGGCGGGCCGTGCTGAAGTTCTTCGGCCACCAGGCCGCCGCCGAGCTTCGCCGCATGGCCGATGCGCAGCCGGCGACCGAGCCCCCCGCGGTGTCGTGGGAGGCGCGTGCCCACCAGGCCATGGGCCTGTACACGCAGGCCACCAGGCAGCGGGACGACCTCGCGCATCGTGTGCACGCGGTCGACCGCCTGTGCGCCGGCCGTCCCGGCTACCACGTGATCACGGTCAAGGCGCTGCTGACCGCGATGAGCGAAGCCGCAGCAGCGACCGCCGATGCCGAGACCGGGCACGAGGAGTTCCACACCAGCAGGGGCAGCGAGGGCAGCGAGCCCACGGGAGTTGAGCGGTGACCGGCATCCGCCGCGGCCCGGCCCGCGTGTACATCAATGCCGGCGGGGAGTGGACGGACCTCGGCGTCCGCGACGTCGTCGTCAAGCCCAGGGCCGCGGCGGAGGCCGCGCTCGTCGCCGCCGAGGACGAGCCCGGTGTGTGGACCGTCACCGCCCTGCCTCCGCCCTCAGCCGCCCCACACGCCCCGCCTACGCAATCCGAGGGCACCGGCGTGGAGGGCGGTCACCGGTCCGAACACGACCACGCGGAACGCAGGAGGCACCCGTGAGCGTGCCCGCGTGGTGGTGGTTCGCCTCCCCGCTCGCCATCGCCTACACCGCCATCGGCGTGCACCGCGCCGCCGGCGCCATCCGCCGCCGCGCCCAGCGCCTGGCCGCGGCCCCGGAAGCCCAGCCGGCGCCGCCCCGGGCCGCCGCTGAACCGCGCCGACGAGGAGCGCCACGTCCGTGACCACTGCCGTGCTCCTCGCCGCGCTCCCGATCAGCCTCGCCATCCTGCGACACCACCCCGAAGGGACCGACTGACCGTGACCACCCCCGACCACCCCACGCGCAGCCCCTCACCGATCGACCAGCAGCGCCAGGCGCTGCAGCCCTTGGTACACGCTGTCCGCGCCCTCACCGCCGCGGTCAGCCGCGGCTTCGAGGCCATAAAGCCCGTCGAGCTTGAGCCCGTTGAGTCCATCGCCGTCGCCGCCTACCCGTACCAGGACGGCGACGTGACCGTCCTCGGCCCCGAGGTCATCGCCTCAGCGGAGGGCAGCGTCATCTCCTGGAAGGGCCGCAACTACCAGCTCGTACCCGATGGCGAGATAGCCCCGTCTCCGCAGCGATCGGCCGTCGCCGCGGACCAGGCTGCCGCGCGTTGCTGCGTCTGCCGGGCCGCGATCGAGAACCACACTGCCGGGACCGGCCGGCCGTTCTGCCAGGACTGCGCGGACTGCGGATGCAACCTCGACCCCTGCATCCGGAGCGCGGCGCCTCCCCTGGAGCCGGAGACGGAGACCGAGCTGCGCGAGCAGATCGCCAGCGTCATCCGCGACTCCCACAGCAGCCCGGAGGCACTGGCCTGGCGGCAGCAGTACCCCCACGTGATCCCCGCGTACGTCTACGCGGACGCCGTCGTCCCCGAGGTGCGCCATGTCCTCGGCGCCTGGCACCAGGCCCACGAGCGCGCCAATGCGGCCGAAGCCAAGGCCACCGCCGCCCACGCCCAGCTCCGCCGGCTCAAGGCCGCGGTCGAGGAGAACCGGCGCCGCCACCAGCAGGCCCTCGACCACGCCGCGCAGGAACACGCCCGTGCCGAGCGGGCCGAGGAACTCGTCGCCGTCCGCCAGGACGGAACCGACACCGACGCCGCCGAGATGAAGCGCGCCGAGCAGGAGATCCGTTCGCTCTACCGCGAACGCGCCGACCTCCTTGCTCTCCTTGCTGCCCACTATCCGGCCGTCATCATCCCCGCCCCCGACACCGACGACGGTGGCGACGTCGACGGCGGCGGTTGGGCCCTGCTCTTCCTCGACCTGCCCACCGGGCAAGCGTCGTGGTACATCGCGCCCCGCGACCACGACCTGATCCAGCACGTCGAGGTGGTCGGACACGAGGACCCGCGCGCCCAGTGGGACGGGCACCTCACCGAGGAGAAGTACGACCGAATCCGCGACTACACGCGCATGCTCGCCACCGGCCTGCCCCTGGCCGAGCGCCACGCCGACCTGGAACGCCGCGCGCAGCTCGCCGCCGAGGCGGCCGGCCGGACCGCGGCCGCGGTCATCGAGGCCGTGCCGCCCCTACGCCGCGCCCTGGAACAGCTCCCCGCGACGTGCCGATACCACGGCGACCAGCTCACCGCCGCCCACTACAGCCGCGGCGAGGGGTGCTGCGACACCGGCATCCCCGCCCTCCGCCGCTGGCGCGCCGCCGAGGCCCTGGAAAAGCTCAACGCCCTCAAGGAGTTCTGACCATGCCCGCAGGCAGCGGCCCAGTGACCGCCACCGCCCGCGACCGCCTCGCCCAACGCCTCGTCGACGGGCGCCCGGGCATGCACCCGCAGGTCGCCCGCAACGTCGTCGAGCACGTGGCCGAGCACGGCGCCGCGAGCCCGTGGGCGCGGGAAGTCCACACCCACAGGCTCGCGCTCATGAAGGAGCTGTACAGCGAGGCCGCGCGGAAGGCACTGCGGGCCCTGGCGCCCGCCCTCCGACGGCTCGGCGAAGCCGTGCGCGCGGCCGAACTCAGCCAGGAGTACGCCCTCGCACCCCCGCGCTCCGGCGTCGATGCCCAGCGCTCCCCGTACGGTCCGGCGAAGCGGAAGCGCGCATGAGCGATGTGGGCCTGCCTCCGTACTCAAGGTGCGGCGCCGGGACCCCTGGGCCCGTCAGCTCTTCCACTTCCCGGCGGTTGACAGCCAAATCAGGTCCGGCCGCCACGATTCATGCAGGGACCGGTACTCCCCTGATCGCTCCAGAGTTCCAGACTGAACTCCTGATCCTCCGGAAGAGAGACGTTGTCCTCGATCCAGGTCTGCCTAGAGAGGTGCCATCTCCAGTCCCAGTCGTTGTTGACCTCAAGGGCATATGCTTCGAATCGAAGTGTGTCCCCGGAGCTGTTGATTTTGTTGGTGCTGTTGGTGAAAGTGAAGATTTCACCATGCGCCTGGAAATGTATCTTGGCGAAATTCTTGTGGTCGTCCTTGTGTCGGACCGTGATCCACGCATCTCGACCACCAGGGTCTGTGTCGCTCGCCCTACTTCCCGGCTCGCATGTCCAGTTGTCTGCACTAAACTCTTGCGATCCATCTTCGGCGCTCGCTGTCCCAGCCGCTGTGAAGCCAAACATCAAGAGCGCCGTTGCAGCGACCCCGATCTTCTTCCCGGCATTCCGCATGGAGCCTCCCTGACATCCTGGATTGCACCACTCCGCGTGATCTGCGGATAAGGAATGCTCCCATTTCATTCATGTGAAGTATTTGACGCTCAGCGGCGGATCGGTTGACGTTGCGTCCACAACGCGGCGATCACCGACGAGGGGCTCGCGCATTGTGGCCTTACAGGCAGAAGCGTGTACACGGCGTTGCGTCGAGGATCGTACGGGCCTCAGTCGGCGGGTAGCCTGCGCGCGATCCGGCCGGCGACGTCCCGCGCCGCCCACCCCGCCGGCTCGTCGTCGGCCAACTGCTGTAGGAGCAGCACCACGGCCAGCGCCTCCGAGGCCGTCAACAGCGGCACACGGTCGTCCGGCGCGTCCAGGCCAAGCCACTGCTGCAGACGGGCCTGGTCCTCTTCGTTGATCGCCACACCCGGAGCAACGCGCCCCCGGGCGGGAAGGTCACCCAAGGGGCGGCAGCCGGACTGATCACTCCGGCATCAGCGGCTCACCCAGTGGAAGCTTGCTCGGCGAGAAGGAGCGCGAGCGGACCCCCCTGGAGAAGAAACCGCCCGTCGTGGACGGCTTGGAGTACGTCGGCCATGGGCCACCACATCAGCTTGAAGTCCCTCTCGCTGGGCGTGAGCTGCTGCGGGCCGCGGGTGAGGTCTTCGGCCAGGAAGAGGTGAATACGGGCCGGCTCGGCGAGGGTGATGGCGTACGAGCCGAGGTGCCGCCAGGTGCCCGCGGTGACGCCAGCCTCCTCACGCAGCTCGCGCCACGCGCACTCCTCCTCTGTCTCCCCGACCTCTCGGCGCCCCCCGGGCAGGAACAGGTACTCGCCGCCGTGCTGGGGGAAATACGAGGTCAGCACGGCGATCTCGCCGTTGGTGTCTCGGGCCACGATGACGGAGGCGTCGCGCCGCGCTCCCGGGTCGGGTGCTGTGGTCATGGCCCGGGAGCGTAGCGGCCTACGGGGACAGGAGGACGGCAAACGGCACGTTGAGCACGGTGGGGTGCGCGATACCGCGGCCGTGGTAGCCATCCTCGCCAAAGGCTTCGCCGTGGTCGGCGCACAAGATGATTAGCCATCTCTGGTTGCTGGTGAGGCCGCCGATGAGGCGGCCGAGGTGGCCGTCGGCGTAGGCGAGGGCGGCGGCCTGGGACTGCCAGGAGTCTTCGCTGTCGCCGGTGTAGTGGCCGTGGGGGACGTGGGTGGCGGAGATGTTGACGAAGAGGAACAGCGGCCGGCGGGCGTACTGCTCGGCGACGGTGAGGGCGTGGTCGACCTGGTGGCGTGTGGAGTCCGGCTCCGGGGAGCAGAACTCGCGTCGCCAGTGGTCCTCGTGGAACAGGTCGGGCAGGACCGACCCGAGCGGGGTCTCCCGCGAGAAGTACGTCGTGCCGCCGATACACACGGTGCGGTAGCCGTGCTGCGCGAGCCCGGTCAGGAGGTTCGGGGCGTCGAAGACGAACGTGCCCGCATCGACGGTCTTGAACGCCGGGGGCCGGCACTCCCACAGCCGCGGCGGTTGCACGGGCTGCGGGAGCTTGGGCAGGAAGCCGGAGAAGAATGCCATGTGCGCGGGCAAGGTGAAGGTGCCCGGGGTGCGGCGTTCCTCCCATGCCCCGCCCGGGAGGATCTTGGCCAGGCGCGGGGTCTGGCCGGCGTGCAGGGCGGCGCGGGCGACGTCGTAACGCAGGGAGTCGAGGGTGACGAACAGGATGCGGGTGCCGCTGCGGATGACGGCGGCGGCGTCGATCACGGTGCCTCCAACAGGTCGCGGCGGTCGGTGACCGTGCCCCTGGCCCGGTCGTTGACGGGGATGGGGACTTGGTCCCGGGCGATCTTGGTTCGCACCGCGGCCCAGCCGGTTTCCTCCGTGACCGGTCGGCCGCCCGCGTCGTACAGGCGGATGGTGACGGTCTGCCGGCCGCCGCCGGTGGTGGTGCTCAGCAAGGCGCCGGGGGCGCCGCCGAGGGCCTGTATGGCGTGCAGGAGCTGGGCTTCGTTGGCGGGTCCGAGGTCGGCGACCTGGCAGCGGTAGTGCTGGGCGTTGGTGGCCCCGCGGCAGAACCGCTCGTGGAACGCGGCCGTCGTGGGGTGGCCGTCGTGGGCCACGGCCAGCTGCCGGGTCTCGCTGGCCACGACGTAGCAGGCGGCGATCCACCAGGCCACGCCTTCGTGGATCTCGCCCGGGAAGACGCCGGCGGCGCGGCCGTCGCGGATGACGGCGTCGGTGTCGATGGGGTTAAGCACGCTCGCCCTCCAGGTGCGTGACGATGAGGTCGGCCAGTTCTTCCGGGCTGCGGTCGTCGGTGGGGAGCACGACGGCGCTGGGGTCCTCGGCGGCGACGGCACGGAAGTTGTCCCGCAGGCGGTCCAGGCGGCCGGGGACGTCGAACAGGTCGCTGTCGTGCTGCTTGACGTCCGTCTTGGTGCCCATCCGGCCCTTCAGCGAGCTGTCGGAGCTGGTCAGGTAGAACGTGGTGTCCGGCGCGGCGAGGTAGCCCCGGAACGGGGCGATCAGCTCCTGCACTTGGTCCAGGCGGACGCGGTTGACGGCGGCGTGGCAGGCCACGACCGAGGAGGCGTACCGGTCCGCGATCACCGGGCCCTCGGCCAGGGCCCGGCGGGCGACGTCGGAGACATGCAGGAGGCCGGAGAGGTAGAAGGCGAACTGCGGCAGCGGCCGAAGCCGGTTGCTGATCACCTCGGAGCAGGCTGTGTGCGGGTCGGTGAGGGTGTGCACGGACGGGCCGCCGAGCCGTCCAGCCAGCAGCCGGGCGAGCGTTGATTTCCCGACCCCGGAGACACCCTCCAGGACGACGAACGGGCCCCGGTGCCGGGCTTCCTCAGGCGCGTACGGGGCGCGCAGCCGGGTCACAGGGTGCCCTCGGTGAAGGCGGAGACGTGCCCGGCCACGGCCGCCGGGATGCTCTCGGGGTCCGCCAGGAGCGGGCGGACATCCATACGTAAGTCTTCGCGCAGCAGGCAGGGCTGGATGCCGCCGGCGTGGTCCAGGCGCAGAGCCCAGAAGCCCTCGATGCACTTGGCCCGCAGAGGGCAGGTGCCGCACTGGCCGACGTGGTGGCGGCCGAGTTCGCGGTGGATCACGTCGATCTCGATGCCGTCGACGCGGAAGACCCGCCGCCCCTGCCCGACTCCAGAGACCTCGACGTCCTCGTCACCGGTCAGGGTGCGCAAGTGGTCGACGATGCCCTTGGCACCGACCCCGGAGGACTTGCGGTCGGCGTTGAAGTCGGTGTCGACCAGCTCGATGAACTGCACCGGCAGCCGGCGCTCCAGCGCGAAGGCGAGGATGTCGTGCAGCTCGTGGGCGTTCTCGCGCTGGATCAGCGTGTTCAGCTCCACCCGCTCGCACACCTCGCGGGCAGCCTCGATGCCGTCGAGGACGGTTGCGAGGGGGGACCGGGTCTGGGCGATGGCCCGGAAGGAGTCGTCGGAGAAGTAGTGCAGGGACACCTTCACCTTGTCCAGACCGGCGGTCGCCAGCCAGTCCTGGTGGCGGCGGACGAGCATCCCGTTGGTGATGAGCGTGTAGGACACGTCCGGCGCGCGCACCGGAAGCCGGGTGAGCACGGGCCGCGCCAGCGGCGACGCGAGCGGCTCGCCGCCGGTGAAGTACACCCGCTTCAGCCCTGCGCGGATCAGCTCGCGCAGGATGCTGACGTAGTCGTCGGCGGTCAGTTCCCGGGGCCGCGGCTTGGCGTCCCGGTTCAGGAGGGTGAAGGGCGGCGGCACATCACCCTCGTTGTGGCAGAACCAGCACTTCAGGTTGCACACGGGGGTCAGCGAGACCCGCAACTGGCCGCGAAGAGCGGCGAAGTTGCGCAGCGCGGTCCAATCCACCACGTTCTCTGAGGCCGTTGGAACCGGAAGGGTCATGACCTGCTCCTTCGTTCGCCTGTACGCCTCGCCGGCGTGGATGGTGCGCTCCGAGCGGGGGCCGGTCCGGGGAGGCAGGAACGTCCCCGCCCGGAGCGGTCTACGGGGTAGCCGTCTCAGTGGCGTGAAATCCACTCAAGTGCCTGACAAGGGAGGCGAATAGGACCCACGATGTAACCCCGTGTAGTCCTCTGTAACCCAGGGGGGCAGTGGTCATGGCGACGGAGCCGCTGGCGTACCTGATCCGCCAGGCCTGCGAGGAACGCGGCTGGGGCCCCACGAAACTCGCCAGGGAACTCGGCATAGCGGCCGGCCGCGGGCCGCAGGGCATGTCGCGTCAGTACGCCCGCAAGCTCTTGACGGGCGAACGGGCGCCGGGCGAGCTGTGGATGCCGGCCGTCAGCCTCGTGCTGGGGATCAGCCCTCCGGACCGTCATTCCCTGGGACCAGCGATCCCGCCCGTGGATACCGTGGCCTCCGTACTGGCCCTGGGGAGGACAGACGTGAACCGTCGCCGTTTCATGACCGCAAGCGCTGCTGCCCTGCCCGTCCTCGGCATCCCCGACCCCGAGGCGATCACCCGGCACATCCGCACCACCTCTGCCTCCGCCGTCCGCGTCGGCCAGGGCGAGGTGCAGGCGATCAGGACCATGGTCAAGACCTTGGGCGACGCCGCCGCAGAGTACGGCGGCGGCCATATCCGCGGCATCGCCCGGAGCTACCTGGTCGAGAACGTCGGGCCGTGGCTGAACGGCCGCTGCACGGAGGACACCAGGCGCGCCCTGTATGCCGCGACGAGCCAGCTCACGCACCTTCTCGGCTGGATGTCCCAGGACGAGGGCGACGACCAGGCCCACCAGCAGCTCGCCCGCGACTACTACGCGCACTCCTGGCGGCTTGCTGACGAGGCCAGCGAGCCTGAGCTTGCCGCGACCGCCCTGCGGGGCCTCACCGTCCTGGCTATCGGCGGCGGCCCGCGGCACCGGGCCGAGGCCGTCGCCCTGGCCGAGCGGACGATGACCTATGCGAAGAACCTCAGCGATCCGCGCGCCCGCGCCTACTACGAGTCCACCGCTGCCGAGGCCGCCGCCCTGGACGGCGACCACACCATCGCCACCCGGGCGCTGTCCTCCTCCCAGACGTACATCGAGCGCAGCGCCGGCGCCCCGCCCGGTGAGTCGTGGGCGAGCCATTTCTCGCTCGGCCGGTGGGCCTACGCATCCGGCATGATCCTAGCCAGGATGGGCGACCTCACCGCCGCCCAGGACTCCCTACACCAGGCGCTTGACGCGTACGGCCTGGACCGCCGGCGCACAAGGGCGAGCGTCCTCGGTAACCTCGGCGAGATCCACCTCCGTCGAGGCGACCTCGACGGCGCCTTGGATATCTGGACGCAGTTCCTGGACTGCGCCGACGGAGTGCAGAGCGTCAAGATCCGAGACGCCGCCGCGGACATGCGCGTACGCCTCGCCCGCCACCAGGACCCCACCGCGCGCGAGCTATCCGAGCGCGCCGCCCAGTTACTCGGGACTTGACCATCATGGAGACTTCGTCACCGTGGAGGACGTGAGTACCCGATGGATCCACCGGGAGGGGGAGGGAGGGAGGCCCTACGATGGGCAGGAATGGCCCCGCACACGCGGGGATGAGCCGCAGCTACGCGTCTGACCTGACGCTGGACGCAGGTAGGCCCCGCACGCGCGGGGATGGATCGGTCGACGCCGCCCTGCTCCAGGCCCTCACCGCCGCAGCCGACGCCGACGGCATCACCAAGCACGTCGTCGGCGCCGTCCTGGCGGACCCCGCCGGCCGGATCCTGCTCCTGCACCGGCCCCCTGCCGACTTTCTGGGAGACCTGTGGGAACTGCCTTCCGGAGGTGTGGAACCCGGTGAAACCCTCACTGCCGCCCTGGACCGTGAGGTGGCCGAGGAGACCGGTCTGACCATCACCAGCGTCGACGGCTACCTGGGCCATTTCGACTATCTGTCGGGTAGCGGTAGGAAGACCAGGCAGTTCAACTTCGCCGCATCCGCCGCCGGCTCCGAAGTACGGCTCACCGAACACGACGACTGCAATTGGGCCGACGCCACTGAGCAGCACAGGACCTCGGAAGCCGTCCAGACAGTCCTGGCCGCCTGGCACCAGCTCGCGACGTGACCCGGGAAGTCCGCGCCGGCCGCTCGTACGGCTGGAGGCCGAGCACGCCAAGGGCGGAACGGTGGCGGGGTATCGGTTGGAGCTGCTGCTCGGGCTGCCGACGTGCGAGCGGTGTCGGAGCGCGCGGGCGGCGTACTACCAGGGCCGACCACGGGCGCGGAAGTGGTACCGAAGAGCCGCTTGAGGACCGCTTCACCAACGGGTACCCGAGGCATGCTCAATCCATGACCAAGCCCCGTCCCGCAGTACGCAAGCTCTGCGAAACCCTCTGCCGCCGCACGGAGTACCCAGGGACCACTGGGAACTGGATCATGGAGTCCCCGAGCGGCTACGGGATCGTAATCACCCCGTACGCCGGTCGCGTGGTCTTCACGCACTCTGTTCGCCGTTCCACCCTCGACGAGGCGGTAGAACTGGGGTTCGTTGCCCTCGGCGATGAGGACGAGGTGCCCGAGTACGAGCACGGCCGTGGGCAATGGCGATGGGAACCCGGCCGCCGCGGGCGCCCCATCACGTACCTCGGGGAATCCTGGTGAGAGCTACTCCTCGGCCGGCGGCTCCTTGCTCTTCCGCTTCGCCTTGCCGGCGGTCTCGCCCGCGAGGATCTGCCGTACCCGCCCGAAGCTGATGCCCAGCCGCTCGCCGATCTCCTTGTACGTCAGCCCGTTCCCACCGGCTCGTTGGCGGGCAGTCCGCGCGCGATCCGGCCGGCGACATCCCGCGCCGCCCACCCCACCGCGTCGTCGTCGCCCAGCCGCTGGAGAAGCAACACCACCGCCCGCACCTCCTCGACCCTTACGAGCGGCTCGCGCTCGTCCGGCGCGTCGACGCCGAGCCACTCCTGCAGCCTGGCCTCGTCGTCCTCGCTGATCGTCATACCGGAGCAACGCTCACCGTGCGAGAAGGTCACTCTGCCGGCAGCCTCCGCACGGTGATCATCCTCAAGTAGCAGTCGCGAGCCTTGAAGAGGAACGTCGTCTGCGGGTACGGCTCGCCACGCAGATAGGCCCCTAGGCACTTCTGCACGTCCCCGGCCAGCGCGCTTGCGACGCCTCGGTGAACGTTCAAGCCTACGTACTGTCGAAACGCTTCGTTGCCGCCGAACTCCAGCACGCACGCCGCGTCGATGGCTTCTCGGAGCTTCCTATCTGGCAGCCGTAGCGCTGCCAACTGAATGCGGTCGAGGCGCTCTCCCACGGCGTGCCTGGCCGCCGGCGACTGCTCCTCCCCGCCGGGAATGTCGAAGATCAAAGCCCGCACCTGCCCGACCTCGGCCATGATCGTTTCAACAGCTTGCATCGCCAGTGCTTCCCGCCGCTCGGCGCGCAGGAGCTTCGCCTGGTGGCGCTGCTGATAGACGATGCCAGCGAACGCAGCCCCCGCGCCGATGAGCGACCCTGAGAGCCCGATGACCCCGACCAATATCTCGGTGCTCACGTTTCACCGTCCTGACGCTTCAGGTCCGTCCGCTGGCCCTGCCGGGACCGTCGTTCACGGAAGTACGGTTCCAACGCCCGCCAGTCGAACAGTCTGATGCGCCCGGCCTTGGTCGCCTGGTCCATCGGCACAGGCCAATCCGGGTCGGACTCGGCGAGCTGACGGCAGCGCTGAGGGCTCAGTTTCTTCAGCCCCGCGGCCTCCAGACGGTCCGGCATCTCGGCGAACGTCACCAAGTCGGGGCCTCCTTCGGGGCGATCTTCCTCTCCCTCGGGGGAGCCGGGCATGGGCCCATCCTTCCAACTTCCTTGTGATGAAACAAGGAAGTTCGCTACTCTCGCTCCGGCAACAACAAGCCCCCGGCCCGGCGCTGGCACGCCACATGGGCCGGGGGCGGATCCACTCGCAACTGCGACGAAGGAGTAGATCCGTGACGGATCGTAGCGAGCAGCCGCAGCAGAGCGGCACCCCCACGGACGGCTTACAGCCCAGGACGGCGGTGTCCGCCTGATGAGCACCATCCCCGAAGACGTACGGGAGATCCTCGCCACCGTCGCCAGTGACCTTCGCGGCGGCCCGCAGGCCGACGAGGTCTGCTCGCACGCCGACGTCATGACCCGCATCGCGGTCGAGGCCAACCGGCGTACTCACTACCCGCTGGCGACCACGCACGTGGCCGGCCGTCTGCTGCCCGACATGCCCGCCGACATCACCTGCGCCGAGTTCGCGGACCTCATCACCGAGCGCCTCGACGAGGACCAGGACGACGAGCAGGACGAGCAGGGGGGTGCGCGATGAGCGACACCGCACCCCGGACCCGGCAGTGCACGATGTGCGCCGGGAAGGGCGGCGCCACGCAGGAGGGCACCGAGACCCGCGACGGACGGCAAGTCACCACGAGTTCGTGGCGGCAGTGCAGTTCTTGCAACGGCACCGGCCAGGTGCCCGTATGAGCCTCTTCTCCTGGCTGCGGCCGGATCGCCGCCGCGATGTCGCCGAACGGTACGAGGGATGGCAGCCCGCCAGACCCACCACCACGAGCAACAGGTCCCGCCGCCGCGGCGGCGACACGATGGGCCGCCCCGACCGCAACCCCACTGGGCGCGGTGAGGACTTCCGCGCCCCCGACAGGGGCAACGGCACCACCCGCCGCCGCGGCCGTCGCCGCGGCTGAACACCCACCCACCTGCTGCCTTGTCGCCCGCTGACCATCCCCGCGGGCGGCAGGGCCCGACCCCTATCCGGAGAACCCCTATGCGCGCCATCTACCTGCTCGGCATGGCCGGGCCGTTCATCGTCGCCGCCGTCGCCGTCCTCGCCCGCTGAGGGAGCCCACCGTGAAGACCCGCACCGCCCACCGGTCCCGCTACGTCGTCCACACCGTCGACGGGAAACCCGAAGTCGTCGAGGAGCAGTACAAGGTGCAGGTGCCGGTCCCGCCCCGTGACTGGGACAGCATTGTCCGTATCGGCGTGACCGCCATCGCCTGCGTCCTGGTCACCGTCTCCCTCGCGTGGACGACCGCGAGCATCGGCGACCTCCTCGCCCTGACCACGATCCCCGCCGTCGCCTACGCGGCCGGCGTCGCGTTCGACCTGAGCTGGGTCCTGTGCATGGGCGTCGAGTGGCTGCTGCGCTACGAGCCCGATCGCGCGGAAGTTGCCCGCCGCGCCGGGAACCTTGCGCTGCTGATCTCCATGGGCGCCGTGTTCGCCCACGGCTACCTCGCGGAACAGTGGCCCGTCGGCGCGGCCGGCGCCGCAGTCTCCCTCCTCGCCAAGGGGAGCTGGACCATCTCGATGCGCGTCCACGCCCGCGAACTCGACCCGCTCACCGCGCAGTGGGTCGCGAAGCGCCGCGCTCAGCTCGACGGGCAGCTCGCGATGATCCCCGTCCGCCGTGAACTGCTGCGCGGCGAGCAGCTCGTCGAGGCGGAGCGGCAGGCGCTGGCCGCCGAATCCGGATCCTCGGATCCGTTCGGATCCGGACCGTCCGGGAATCCGAACCAGTCCGCGGACGGTCCGGACCCGTCCGGCCAGCCCGCCCCGGACAGGTCGCTGACCACGAAGGACGCGGTCCGGATCGTCTGGGACGAGGGGATCCGCACCAAGGAGGAAGCCGTCCGCGCAGTCTCAGCTCGGACCGGCCGCCCGGTCTCCCCGGACACCGTGCGCCGCTACCTCGACAAGCTGAGGCCCCCCGCCTCATGAACCCCACCCACGTCCTGCTCCTGGCCGCCGGCGCCGCCACGGGCCTCACCCTCGCCGGCCACGACCGCGCCGGCGTCCGCCTCACCGCTGGCGTGGTCACCGCCATCGCCCTGCCGCTCCTGGTCCTCGAACTACTCACGGCGGCTATCTGATGTCCGCCCTGCTCGTGTTCGTGCTCCTCGCCGGACTGGCGTACGCCATCCACCGCCGCCGCGGCCCCGGCCCGGGCGCGTCCGCCGACGCCCGCGCCCGGCAACTCCGCACCCTGCGCGTACGGCTCGCCGAGCTGCTCGGCATCCGCACCATCGCCGGGCAGCAAGCCCGCCGGTACGCGGCCGGCGCCGCGGGGGAACGCGCCATCGCCGCCGCCCTTCGCCCCCTGACGCGCCGCGGCTGGACGCTCCTCTTCGACCGGGCCCTGCCCCGCGGCCGCGCGAACCTCGACTGCCTCGCCATCTCCCCCGCGGGCGCGGTCGCCGTCGTCGACGCCAAGAAGTGGTCCGCCCGCTACCCCGTCACCGTGGCCAGCGGCAGCCTCCTCCACGGCCGCACCAACGTCACCGCCCGCTTGGCGGGCCTGCGCCACGAGGCTGCGGTCGTCGCCGAGCAACTCGGCGTGGCCGTCTCCGCGGTCGTCGTCCTCGACGGCCCCGCTCTCCACGACGCCGGCGGGGGCGAGGTGGCGTTCACCGTGCTCGGCGACATCACGATCACGACCCGCCGCCACGCCTCGTACGTCCTCACCCGACTCCTCGACCCGCCGCACATCCCCCGCCCCCGCGACAGCGCCGCCCGCCGACTCGCCACCGCCGCGGGCCGCCAGTTCCCGCCCTACACCGCCCGGAGGAGGACGCGATGAGCGACCACAACACCCCCGGCGCCGACGAGCTGACTGCCCGCGCCCGCCTCGCCGCCGCCCTCGGTCACGGCACCCCACCCCCCATCACGACCGACAGCACCGAGCAGGCCAACACCGAGACCACCACGGCGCGCGCCCCGTGGTGGCGCCGAGCCCGCCGGCGCCCGGACACCGCCCCGTCCGCACCCACCGCCCCGGGCCCGGATCCGGACTCTGCGGATCCCGTGGATCCGGACTGGGATCCGGACTGGGATCCGGATCCCGGTCCGGACACGGCGGATCGGGATCCGCGCATACGGCGCCTACGCGGGGACTGGTGGCGCCTGGCCAGCCCGGATCGCGGTCCGGATCCATCCGAAGACGCCCCGGATCACATCCCGGACGCACCGGGAACGCCGGGCGCGGTCCCGGGCGCACCGGACCTCGGTCCGGACATGCGCAAGGCCGCCCCGAACGATCCGGATCCGGATCCGGCGGACGCCGACGAGCACCCCGCCGTCGACGAGGACCAGGACGAGGAGCCCGCGGCCGGCCCGCCGCGCCCTCGGCGCCGCGGGCTCGACTGGAGCCCGCCCCAGGCGCCGCGCGCTCGCCAGTCCGCCGCGGAGTGGTGGCTCGGGTTCTCCGTCGCCAACTCGTTCCTGCTCCTCAACGGCTCCGCCGTCGCCGCCGGTACCTGGGGCGCCGGCCTGTTCACCGGGGACTGGAGCACCGGCATCCCGCAGCTCACCCTCGCCGCGATGCACGACGCCGCGGCCGAGTCGACCAGCACCTCCACGCCGCTGTTCCTCGGCGGCCTCATCGTCCTGGGCTCCGCCATCGCCGGCGCAGCCGCCGCCGGGTTCGCCCTGCGCATCGTCGGCGCGTCACCGACCTTCGCGCGCTTCGTCCACTGGGCCCTGGTCCGCGTGCCCGTCGCCTCCACCCTCACCGCCCTCTGCCTCTACACGACCACCTGAAAGGGGGGACCCCGTGTCTCACACCATGACCACGGCCGCCGGCGAACTGACCACCGCAGTCGGCCCGGTCTCCGCAACCGGCCTGGCCCTGCTGACCGGCGCCATGCTCGTTCTCGGCGTCGCCGGGAAGGGCAAGAAGCGGCTTGCGTCTGGCCCCGCCCAGCTCGTCGGCGTCGTCACCGAGCTGGCGTTCCTCCGCTCCGGCGCCCCGTTCCACGACATCGGCATCGCGTTCCAGTCCATCGCCAAGGGCATCGCGGCCAATCCGTCCCTCGGCGCTCCCGGGATGGGCGCCGTGTGCCTGCTGTTCATCATCCTGAGCCTGTTCGCGCGGATCGTGCCCGTCACGGGGGCGCTCCTCGGGCTCGTCCTCGGCGGCGCCATGGAGGCCGCCAACGGCTCCATCTGGAACGCCCTCGTGGGCCTGCTGTCCATCCCGCTCGGGTTCCTGGCGGCCTGACATGGGCGCGTGGAGGCAGGCCGTCAGCGTGCTGCACGGGGCACACCGCCTGCTGCCGGTGCTGGTGCGCTCCACCCGCGTCATGGTCGCGGCCGTGGCCGGCCTGATCCGGGGCGACGTCCCGAAGAAGTCGGCGAACGCCGGGGGCGGGGAGACCTTCGGGCGGCTGCTGGCCGTGTGCGTGGTCGGGTACCTGCTGACCTACCTGACCGGCGGCCGGCCGTGGCTCTGGTACGTCTACGGCGCCCTGTGGCTGGGCGGCTGCCTGGTCCTGGCCGCCGCACGGCAGGACTGGCCCAAGGAGGCGCCGGCCCCCGACTCACGACCCGGGGGCGGGCCGTTCCGGCAGCGGCTGCGCGCCGTGCTGCAGCGGGATCCAGACAAGAAAGTCGATCTTGAAAAATCGGTGGGGGAGGGGTCCAACTCTTCCCCTGCCGAGACCGCCGACCGCATGGCCTACACAGTGATCGCAGCCGTAGCCGACGCCGAACAGAACGGATACCGGGGCGTCCACGTCGCCGAACTCCGCGAAATCCTCGCCACCCGTGGACTCCCCGCCCCTGAGGAAGTCGGCACTCTCCGCAAGTGGCTGGAAGCATCCGACTTTCCCGTCAGCCGGAACCTGAAAGTGCGCGGAAAGGGACCCACCTGGGGAGTACGCGCAGACGCCCTGTCGGACACCCTTGGCATGCCCCTGCACGAGGCCCTGGAAGCTCTCGTTTCGCACCCCGCCGAGGGCGACCCAACCGCCCCCGCGCCCGCCCTTTCCCTGGCCTCCTCCCTGGCCCCGCCGGAGGCCGGCCCCGCAGCCCTCGCAGAACCCCCCACAGAGGCCGCCCAGGAACTGCCCCCGCCGCGGCACCTGAGGGCCGTGCCCGCCCCCTCTTCCGAAGCCACCGGATGATCACTCCCAGGAGACGGAAGACGCCCAGGTCATAGCTCATCTACCCGGCCCATCTGCCTGCCATCTACCGGGCATCTCCCGCCCCGTCTACCCGAGATTGGCCGCCCGCCGAGAGGGGGGCACCGATCCCGAACGACGCCCCGCTCCTTGCCGGATCCCGCTACCGTCTCCCCAGACGGGCAGTGCGGGAGGGACCAATGGCCTGGCGATACGAATGCGACGATTGCACCTGGCGCTCGACCTGGGTGGATCGCTTCGACGCTGAGCGCATTCAGGGACAACACTGGCGCGACGCCCACAGCGGGAAACCCTCCACACATGAGCGGTTCGTGCGCGACAACGACGGCCGCGGCATCGAAAGCCCCCGACAGATGGTGTTCATCGCTGCCGTGCTCGCCCTGGCCTTCCTCTACGCGATCTGGGAAAAGCTCACCTGAGCCCGTAACGAAGGACTCCCCGCCTTTCGACGCGGCCTGAGTCTGCGAAATGCGCGAAGCGGAAAAAGAGCGATGGGCAGCCGTGCCCTAAGGGCCCGCCATGCGGGCTATGAGGCCCCGTCCCCTCCCGGCGCAGGCCGCCGAACGAGCCCGGTCAGAAACGGCCAATACCTCGCATTCGCACTCCGCAGCCACATACCGGTCGGTAGCCTGCCCCCGCATCGCGGCACATGCCGCACCGGCCAACTCACCACCAGGGGGGACCACATGACCGAGCCTCCGCGACGCCGATCCCGGACCAGGCCCCTGCTCGGCATCGCCATCGCCGCCACCGCGCTGCTCACCGCCTGCAGCGGCGGAGACGACAGCGACACCAACGACGAACCTGGCCCCGCCGCGACCGCCAGCATCGAGGGCAAGGACACGAAGGCCGCCGGCACCGACCTCGACGCGGCCGCCGAGAGCTACGTCAACATGATCTTCAGCGGCAACGCCGCCGACGCCTACGACACCCTGTCGGCCCGTTGCCAAGAGGCTGTAGGCGGCAGCCGCGACGCCTACGCCACGGCCATGGAAGACGCGAGCCTCTACGGCACCCTCAAGGCCGGGAACATCAAGACCGCCGACGACGGCACGACCGGCCGCGCGTCCTACACCGTCGGCGACGTCGACGACCTCACCCGCACCCGGCAGCAGTGGATCCTTGAGAACGGCGCCTGGCGCTGGGACGCCTGCCCCTCCACCGCGACCGGCGAACCGTCACCGGTGTCCGAGGACGTCACCATCACGAGGGCCGGCACCGAGAACCACCAGACGTGGGGACCTGACGCCTACGTCGTGCACTACGAGATCACCAACCACGGTACGGACGACGCCTCGTACTTCGTGCAGCTCGCGTTCCTCGACAAGGACGGCGACCAGCTCGGCACCACCGGCATCACCGCGGACAACCTCGGCCCCGGCAAGACCAAGACCGGCGACACCGCGCCCGTGGACGCCGAGATCGAGAACGGCCCCATGGACGCCATCACCGCCGTACAGGTCACCCAGGTCAACCTGAGCTGACCGGCCGGCGCCCGCCAGCGCCCTCAACGCCCCGCCGCATACGCCCTCCCGCGCGCGGCGGGGCTACGCTTCGACGGCTCGCGTCATGAGTTGATGGACTTCACGGTCGGCTTCCTCTTGGGCTTGACGCCGTATTCCGTGGCGATGCCCTTCACGGTCTGCTCGGTGTACGGCGTGTGCTCGGCGAACTTTCCTTGCGAGAGACCGGAAGCGGCCAGTTCCTCAGCGAGGATCTTGCGGTAGGCGTGGCGCAGCAGGTCGGCCTCCTCGGCGGCTTTCCGCATGGCCTCCTCGGCGTCCTTCATCCGCTGGGGCGGAGTCCAGGCGCCCGCTTCCTGGTTCTCGGGTGAGTTCGCGCGTGGGGTCATGCACCGAGTATTCCATCAGCGGGTTTGGTAAACGCATTGACCTTCGCGTCGCGCGCGAGTCGAGGCCCCCGGCCGCCTGTCCGCGGCCGTCCCTCTTTGCTGCAGAGCGGCGTACCAGATGGGCTCTGAGCTGCGAAAACGTTGAACCAAAATGTGGTTTCCAAAAGTGATTTTGGATAGTATGGAGGTGAACCAAGATCACTTACCGAAAGGGCAGAAATGCCTGACCACCAGAGCTACGCCAAACACCTCGCAGGACAGTCCCAACTGGCCGCCGCCGCGTACCATTTCGGCCGGGCCGCCGCGCAGACCGACGCTCGCAACGAGGCCCCTGCCGAGCCGACCGTCCACCGCTTCGACAGCACCGGCGAGGCCCGGGCGGCATGCGACCGCAACGAGGTCGCCGATGGCGACGTGCTCGTGATCGGCAACGAGGGGGTCGCCGGGTTCCTCGTCGTCGCCATGCCCGCCGCCATCACCGAAGAGCGGGGCGCATTCGGCCGACTGCCTTCCCCCGCGCACGAGTACATGAACGGCTGGTACGCCGACAGCGCCCGCCTCGCCGAGCAAGAGGCCCTTGTGCTCGGCGCCCCGGTGCGCATCGAGCACGCGTCCCCGACGATCCTCGCGCACCGCGCGGGCACCGTCCCGGCCGACACCGGAGACGAGCGCGCCCACTACGCCGACCGCTTCTCCACCAGGACGCTGTGCGAGGAGGACAAGCTCCGCGACCTGAACGAGTCCGAGGCCGCCGGCCGCAGGCCGTGCGCCTCCTGCCTCGTCCACGCCCGCGACCGCGCCGCGTCACGCGAGGCCGCGCGGCGCGCCGGGGGGGAGGCTGCCGCCCAGGAGCCGGCCCGGCCGGAAATCGACCCGAGCACGCACACCTTCGACAGCTCGGCTGAGGCGTACGACGCAACGCAGTGTCGCGACGACATCCGGGACGGCGACGTGCTCCTCGTGCCGTCCGAGGGCATCGTCGCGATCCTCAGAGGCGCCTGGCCCGTCGCCCTGACGGCCGCGCACGGCGAGCTGCACACGCTGACCAAGGCGGCCGACGCCATCGATGGCGGGCGGTACAAGGCGAGCGTCCAGGCCGCCGTGCAGGCCGCCGCCCAACTCGGCGTCGAGCTGGCCCCGGTGCACCGGCCCGTCGAGCCGAACGGGGCCGGCGACCGCGTCGTGTGCGACGACGGCTCGACGCGCACCGTCGACCGCGCCGACCGCGCACCCGACGGGCACCTGTGGCTGCACACCACCGAGGGCTCCGCCTGGCGCGCGGACCGCTGCGAGACGGTCGACGTCTCCCGGGTCGACGAGGCCCGCGCTGCAGCCCGGAAGGCCGCTGCAGTGCTGCGATCCTCGACGCCGCCGGCCGCCGACGAAGCTGCGGACGCTCTCCGCGAGCTGGGGGAGGCCCTGCGCTACCTGGCCCAGGCGTCCCCCGAAGCGCTGGACCAGCTGAGCACCGAGTGCACGCGGCGGATCGTCACCGAACTGCCGCGGCTGTCGGTCGTGCCCAGCGACATCGTCCACATGCTCGGCGTGCGGCTCCGCGTCCTCGACACCGGCGTGCAGGAGGCCAACGGCGCGGCCCCGCGCTGGTGGGCCGACGTGCACGGCGTCGACGAGGCGGACCGCCGCGCGACGTACCGGGCGCCGTGGCGCACGGCCATCGACGTCGAGTACGCGGCGTGGGACCTGCTGACCGTCGAGCGCCTCGCCCCGACCCTCCCGTTCTGACCTGCCCAGCCGACCGGAGAAGAGGAACAGCATGTACGAGGTCACGATCGAACACCCCGGCGTCGACGAGGAGCCGCTGTACACCTGCGCGAACGGTGGCGAACTGCGCAGCCTGGTCTACGGCGTGCACCGGGCACAGGGCCAGGAGGTCACCGAACACAACCAGGCCATGGCCGACATCGGCGCGCTGCGCTCTCGCGCCGACATCGAGGGCGTCGGCGTGCTCGACATCGGTCAGGTGAAGGTGCGCGTCAAACCGGCCGAGTACGGCGAGTGGGCGTGCGAGGGGCACGACAGCCTGTACGCCGGGCTGGGGGAGACCGTGATCTGCGACGGGTCGTGCGTAGAGCGCCCGCGGTTCGACCGCGAGGCGCAGATCGCCCTGACCCTGGCGCTCGGCGACGCCGCGTTGGACGCCGCGGGTGGTTGCAGCGCGTGCGGGCTGGAGGCCGGGCAGATGTGCGTCGCGTGTGAGCGGTGCAACTGCGAGCGGCACGACGGATGCGAGCGGCCGGCGGCCGAGCCCGCGCGGTAGGCCGCCGGACAGTCCAGGACGCCCTGTCCTCCCTGGTGGGGGACAGGGCGTCCTGCTGTCCGCAAGGGCTGCCCGATCTGCGCTCTTTGCCGATCCTTTGCGCATACCAGATACCAAACTGGATTTACCAAAGTGTACTTTGGATAGGATTCTGAATGTAACACCACAACACAAAGCGCAGCGAAAGGGACCGCGATGAGCGCCACGGACACCACCGAACCGACCAGGTGCCGGAAGTGCCGTCGACCCCTCCGCCACGCGAGCACGGACGGGCTCGGCCCGAAGTGCCGCCGGAACGTACGACGCGCGAACCGCGAGAACCGCGCCCGCTACCAGGGCTGGCAGGTCGCCAAGGCGGCCGAACTGCTGGAGCTGGGCGCGATCGTGCCGCTCCGCAAGACCAGCCGCACCCGCGTGTTCCTCGTCGTCAGCGACGACGGCACCGAGATCTACCGGACCGCCGCCTCCGGCCAATGCAACTGCCCCGCCGGCCTGCGCGGCATCCGCTGCTACCACGGCGCGGCGGCAGCCGCCGCGGCCTGACCGAACTCCCAGGGAGGACAGCACCATGAACGGCCACACGAAGGCAGCCACCCGCGCACGCCTCCTCGCCAAGCTGATCCGGGGCCGCGCCGATAGCCACCCCCGGCGCCGCGCCTTGCTCGCCGCCGTCCGCCACCTGCACGACGCCACCGCAGACCTCCTCGACGCCGCTGACACCGAGGGCATGCCGGAGGCAGGCGACGCCTCGATCAGCGCCGCGTGCCGCGCGCTGATGACCACCGGCACCGACCTACCCCCCGTGCTCCTGCGCTACGTCACCGACCCGGTCACCGGTTCCTGCCCGGGGTTGCCCGAACTGGACCTGGTCCACCCGACGTTCCGCTACCGGGCCCGCGACCTGCGCGCCCGTCACCTGTACGTGATCGAGATGGGCCACCTCGACAGCCAGGACGAGGACGTGGTCCTGGCCGCGCTCGGCGCACTGCTCGACCTGCACCGCGAGTGGGACCGGCTCACCGAGGACGCCCGCGACGAGCTGCGGCGCGACCGCACCCGGCCCGTGGTCTACCGCACCCACGACGGTCGCCGCTCCGCCGAGCACCTGCGCGGCCACCTGACCGTGTTCGACGGCACCCGCGTCATCGCCTCCCTGGACGTGCCCGAGCACACCGCGCCCGGCGACGTCTGGCAGCTCATCAACCAGGCCGCGGCCTGAACCCGAAGGAAGGGGGCCGCGACGCCCGCAGTGTTCCGCCCCCACCGAGAAGAGAACGGAAGCCGACATGCCCATCTATCTGCGAGCACCCGAGGCGCCGGCCGGCGGCCCCGACGGGAAAGGCTGGAACCGCCTGAGCCTCAACGCTCACTTCGGCCTTCCGGCCCAGTGCGCACTGCGCCCCCGACGCTGGGGCGCGCTCCTGGAGTCCCAGGACACACGCCGGGCTCGATGGGGCGGCTTCGGTCCCTGCGTGAACCGAGGGAGTTGCGACGACTGCCCTGTCACGAAGGCACTGGACGAGCGGTGCACCGTCGTACCGGTGAACGCGCCGCGGGTTCTGGTGCGGGTCGAGCCGATCTTCGCGTCCGACACGCTGTTCGGCGGCCCGGACGGATACAGGCTGTGGGTCACAACCGGGCCCGAAGACCGGAACTACCGCAACGGACAGCCCTGGACCTGGGACGACGCTGTGCGCGTCCGCGGCTGGGACCTGGGCCGCCCGTACCTGGACGAGCACGGTGAGGGCTTCTGGCTGGAACGCACGGCGCGCGTCCCCGCCCTCGGCTGCGTCATCACCAGCCGCCCTCGCTCCTCCTCTACCAGGCACGCGTTCCGGGTGGACGCCTGCGGGGTCGCCCTCCTCCACTGCGCCGGCGGGTGCAGCCACGACACCGAGCTGCTGAACGCCATCTCGCATGCCTGCCCCGGCCCGGACGGTGCCAACGAGGAGCGCGTACCGGTCCGATGGACGCAGGCGCCGGAGATGACGCCACCGCCCACCGGCCGCTTCCGGATCCACGTCGACGTGCGCCCCATGAGCGTCGTGATCAGCGTCGTGGAGAGCGATCGGCGCGAACGGGCCCGACTGACGCTCACCGGTTCCGGGTGGACGGCTGAGCGTGTGCGAGCAGCCGGCGAGGCGCTCTGCATGCTGGCTGCCCCGGCCCAGGCGACCGCATGAACGTGACCGGACACGCCCGGGCATGTCCCGGGGCGTGTCCGGGCGCTGCCCGGACAGTCGGCCGGACAGCCGCGCTACCTGCGCGGACATCGTCCAGACACATCCCCAACTCACCGACGGAAGACCCAGATGGTCCCGTCCCCGCCCACGGCCCGCTCCGGCCACGTCTACGTGGTGCCCTGCGCCCGGAAGAAGCTCGACCGGGCGGCACCAGCGCTCGACGTGAGGCGGGCAGTCGTCGTGTTTGGTGGTCGTGGCCGGGGTGGCGGGTCAGGAGTCGGGCTTGACCTTGCGACGGGGGCCGGCCTGCCGCGAGTGGCCCTGGATGATGTCGCTGACCCTCTGGGGTTTGCAGTTGATGTGCTGGGCGATTTCGTCACGGCTGTGGGTGGCTCGCAATTCGGCGACGACGCGGGCTCGCTGGGTCTTCAGCCACCGCTGCAATTCGGGGACGGCCTCCAACGCTCTTGTCAGAGCGGCGGCCTGATCGAGCGTCGGCTCGCCCTCGACCAGGCGGACGATGTCGGCGAACTGCTGGGGAGGCTTGGCGTGATCCATAAGACCAGGATAGTGGGTCCCCAATAACCGTGGCAATCGGTGTCTGAGTCGTGTTTTCGCAGGTCAATGGACCGATATTCCGCCGCGATCCAGGTTCCAAAATGTGGTTTCCAAAGTTGATTTATGGAATGATTTAAGTAGATCAACAAGAACACCCCGAAAAGAAAAGGACACGAAATGGACGCCGCAACCGCCCTCAAGCGCCTCACCTACTACGCCGAGATCCGCATCGAGGACGACGAGAAGGCGCGCAGGGAACTGGCCGCCGCGCTCGCGAACGAACCCGCCACCGAACTGTCCGCCCAGATTGAGTCCGCACTCACGGCATCCGCGATCGCGAAGCCCTGGCGCCAGCTCATGAAGCGCATGGAGCGCTACGGCGTACGCGACGGCCTGATCTTGGAGCAGGGCAACGCGGTGGACTCCCTGCTCTCCCACGGGATGACCATGAGCACCAGCCCGGTCCGCACCGCGGCATGGTTCGCCGAGCAGGAAGGCCTGCGCCGCTTCCTCAGCGACATCGACGGGATCGAGGTCGACGAGGACGAGCCCGCATCCGACGACGCTCGGATTCACAACGCCGTGTTCGCCAGCGCGGTCCACGGCACGTGGAAGGAAACGAACCTCGGCGCCATCACCGAGGTCAACGGTGCCGGCTACACGTGGACCGTGAACCTGCCGCACTCCGAGCGCGACGACCAGGGCCAGAAGATCCCGGCCAAGGCACGGATCACCGGCCGCTCCGGCTTCGGCGGCGACGAGTTCTTGGACATCGAAGCCACTGTGACGCAGACGGTGGCGATCGTCGACGCGGTCATGGCCACCCGCCGCAACCGCTGACGACCAGACCAGGGCGGGACCGGCCGGTCCCGCCCTCACCCTGCCCCGAGAAGGGAGATCCCGCATGCCCCCACGTCGGCTCACCCACGAGCAGGCCCAGCAACTCGGCGAGGCCACCGGCAAGATCGCCGCGCTCGCGGCGAAGGCCCTCCATCACACGTGGCCGCACCTGGACCTGGAGGCCCTGGTCGAGCTGTTCACCCGGGACAGCGCGCTGGAGATGATCGCCGTCACCTACCTCGACGGGCTCGACCGCGGCCGCACGCCGGGCGAGGCGGCCGGCGACGCGGGCACCGCCCTGATCCGCGTATGGGCGGACGCGCGGCTGGGCGCCCGCGCCCAGCTCGACGCGCAGCGCGCGGACGACCCGGCCACCGAACCGCGCGTCGTCTGCGGCTGCGGCATCTCCGTCCACGACAACGACGACGCGCGCCAAGGGCACGCGGATTACTGGCACTCCGAGGCGAACCCCGCCGTGTGGGGACCGCCGGTGATCCCCGGTCGGGCCGTCTGACCGGCGGCCCGCCATCCAACAGAGAGGAGGTCGCCGCATGGCGACCATCACGATCACGCACAGCCGAGCCGAGGGAACCCTGATCGAGGGCTCCGTGAAGGGAGACGGCGTCTGGGAGGTCGTCCGGCAGCACCGATTCCGCCCGTCCCGCATGGTCGGCCTGTACCTGCCGCACTCCCGCGACCGCGAGGCCGACACGTGGCGGATCAACAGGGCGAAGGCCGCGCTGGAGGAGGCCGGGCACACCGTGACCGTCGAGATCGACGAGGAGACGCGGAGGACCTTCGCCGAGGCCGAAGCCGACCGCGTCGAGCGCGCCGCCGACCGCGCCGATCGGTTCAGCGGCTACGCCGACAACGCGGCCCGGTCCTCGGACGCCCGCCGCAAGAAGGCCGACGACATCTCAAGGCGCTTCGAGTTCGGGCAGCCGATCCTCGTCGGGCACCACAGCGAGAGGCGGGCCCGCAGGGACCAGGAGCGCATCTACGACAACATGCACCGGTCGTTCGAGGACGCGGACCGTGCCGGACACTTCCAGAACCGGGCGGACGCGGCCGAGCGGTACGAGGAGCACCGCAACAACCCGTACCGGACGATGCGGCGCCTGGAGAAGCTGCGCGCCGAACTGCGGGCCGAGCAGCGCCGCCACGGCTGCGCCGACGGCACGGAGCACCCGGTGTCCGACCGGCATGCGCGGGAGGTCCGTGACCTGACAGAGGAGATCGAGTATTGGGAGGAGCTGATCGCCAAGGCCGAAGCGGACGGCGTGAAAATCTGGCGGCCCGACGACTTCGCCCCCGGGGACTTCGCGCTGCTCCGCGGTGACTGGTACCAGGTGGCCCGGGTCAACCCCAAGACGCTGTCGATCGCGTGGAACCTGCGGCTGGTGCCGACGCCGGTGATGACGCTGGAGGACGCCACGGATGAGGACGGGCGGGTCGGGACGCATACCGCCGACTACAGCGACGTACGCGCACGCTGCCCCGAGGAGGCGATGCGCGACTGCCTCGCCGACGGCAAGGTGCCCGGCACCCGGTCGGCCCGCGCGGCGTCGGCGGCGGCCCCGGCAGAGGACATCCGCCGGGCGCAGGCCGAGGCGAAGAAGGCCAGGCCGAAGGTGAAGAAGAAGCGCAGCGACCCGAAGATCCCGAAGCGTTTGCAGGTGAGGTGCAAGGTCGGCGACGGTGAGGCCACGCTGACGTGGCTGAACGGAAACAGCCAGCCGCACCCCGACCACGAGCCGGAGACGCTGACCGCCCCGGAGGGGGAGAAGTACCGCCGGGCGACGTGGTCGCGGAACCTGCGGGCGCAGGTGGACGAGCTGCTGGCCGAGCGTGGATACGTACGCACCGGGGAGTTCATGCCCCGCCAGGGTGGGGCCGGGGTCGTCACGATCGAGCCGGCTCCGGCCAAGGGCGGCGAGCCGAAGCAGATGGAGCTGTCGTGATCGACTTCTCCGGCGTGGCTGGCTATCCCGGACAAGGCTGAGGAGCGGGGCCCATGTCCGGACGGTAGGCGTCTGACCTGCGAATTCTCTTCGATTTTCGCGGAATCCCCTCTGTACGAGGTATTGGGTACCCAATAGAGTTGATCTTGTTCAACCCTCCAACAACCCTGACAGGAAGGGCTGCGAAGTGAACGTCTGCGAGGAGATGGAACTGATCGCCGGAGCGGGCGACGCGGACGACGCGCTGGACCTGATGCGGCGCGTCGCCCGCGCCGGCAAGACCCCTCTGGCCGTCGCCATTCGGCGGACGGTCCAGGGCGGCCAGCTCGACAGCGAAGCGCTGCTGCGCCTCGCAGAGGAGACCCGGCGACAGAACGAGCGCCAGACGCGGGAGTGCTACCGCCTGCTGGCCGCCTTCACGGCCGCCACCGGCCTCCGCTACTGACCCGTCTTCGACCACCCGAGAGAACAGGACGACACGTGATCACCTTCGACGACCTCGTGAAGATCGGCCGAGACGCCCAGCCCGACCGCGACGGCCAGGAGTGCGGGATCTGCCGGGCCGAGCCCGGAGAGCCGTGCGGTGTCGAGTGCGACAAGCGGGGCGAACTGGCCAAGCGCAGCGTGGGGGAGCTGGTGATCAACCTGACCAACGAGCAGTTCGAGGAGCTGCTGGCCGTCGCGCGCGAGCGCCAGGAGCGCGACGACCAGACGCCCGGCTCCTTCTGGGCCTGGCTCGCGGTCGACGAGGAGGCCATGGCCCGGCCCTCGCTCTCCGACCACCAGCGGAACTACCGGATCTGACTGCCCTCGTAGCCGCACACCACCCGACCGCCCTCATACCCGAGAGGACAGGCGATGACCGCCACCCCCGAGACGAAGCAGCCCGCCCCGAAGAAGGCCGCCGCCAGCAGGACCGCGGGCAAGTCCCCGGCTCGGCCGAAGAAGGCCGCCGAGCCGAAGAAGGCCGGCAAGCGCCGCAGCGAGATCGCCGAGCAGGCCAAGGAGAGTGCCCCGCCGGTACGCACGGTCCTCAAGCGCATCCGGGTCGACCGCATCGACCCCGACCCGGACCAGCCGCGCAAGTACTTCGACCCGGTGAAGCTGGACGAGCTTGCCGAGTCGATCAAGCAGATCGGGCTCCAGCAGGCCATCAGCGTGCGGTACGACGCGGCCAGCCGCCGGTACACGCTGCTGATGGGCGAGCGCCGGTGGCGGGCGGTGAAGCTCGCGGGCCTGACCGAGGTGAACGCCCTTGTGCAGCAGGGCCTGGAGGCCGGCGACCGCACGATCCTGATGCGCGCGGTCGCCGAGAACGTCGGCCGTCAGGACATGACCGAGCTGGAGGAGGCCAAGGCCTTCCAGCGGCTGGTCGAGAAGAACGGCTACACGCTCGACGAAGTGGCCGCGGGCGTCGGCCGGTCCACCGCCTACGTCGGCTGGCGCATTGACCTCCTCAAGCTGTGCCCGGACGCGCAGGACGCGATGGCCAAGGGGCACCTGCCCTCCGCGCTCGCCTGGTACGTCTCCAAGCTCAGCGTCCCCAATCAGACCCGGTTCCTGGCGCGCTACGCCCGTGGCGACTTCCCCAGCACCCGGGACGCGGAGAGCTTCGTCAACGCCTGCCGCGCCGAGGAGGAGCGCCGCACCGCGCAGGGCAGCTTCTTCGTCCTCGCCGACGAGACCGCCGAACCCGGCGGCGGCAGCGGGCAGGACGCGCTGCCCGGCGCGCACGACCTGCCCGACGACGAGCGCGAGCAGATCATCGCCGCCCGGACCCGACTGACCAAGCGCGTCGACAAGCTCAGCACCGCCGGCGAAATCCTCTCGGAGCTGGTCGCCGCCGACGCGGACGAACTGGCCGTGCTCCTGGCCGCAGCCCCGGGCGGCGTCGCCGGGTACCGCCAGCGCATCGAGCACCTGCGGGACCTCACCACCAAGGCGATCAAGAACCTGCGGGACGCGCAGAGCATCGCCGCGGTCCGCGCGGGCGCCATCGAGATCAACCCCGAGGCCACGTCCTGACATCCCGCGACGCCGGGGCGGCCCGACTCCGCCCCGGCCCAACCCTGCACCTGGAGGTGCCATGCAGTTCCCGCCCGACGTGCTGCGCGTGCTCACCGACCCGCGCACGATCATCCGCGACGACCGGGTGATGGTCCCCTTCCAGTTCGAGCTGGAGGTGTGGAGGCGAATGAACCTGATCCTGAAGGAGATGGGCGGCAGGTGGGACAACCGCAAGTCGATCCGCGCGCACGTCTTCCCGTACAGGATCGAGGAGTTCATGCGGCAGTGCCTCACGGCCGGCGAGTACCCGACCCGGACCGAGCAGGGCTGGTTCCCGACCCCGCCGAGCCTGGTCATGCAGGTCTGCGACCTGGCAGGGATCTACGCCGGTATGACCGTGCTGGAGCCATCGGCCGGGGCGGGAGCGCTGACCGCCGAGATCGCCCGGCGCGGCGGGGTGGTGGACGCTGTCGAGCTGGACGAGCGGCGTGCGGGGGTCCTGCGCTCCCAGAACGACGTGCGGACCGTGACGCGCGCCAACTTCCTCGACCTGGACCCGCTGGACCTCGCCGAGCCGTACCACCGGATCGTGATGAACCCGCCGTTCTCCGGAGGGCTCGACCACATCCGGCACGCGGTGGGATTCATGGCCGACGACGGGATTCTCGTCTCGGTCATGTCCAACGGACTGATGTGGTGGAGCGACAAGGAGACCGTCGCGTTCCGTGAGCTGGTCGACGAGGTCGGCGGCGATATCCAGGCCCTGCCGGACGACACGTTCGCAGTGTGCGGGAAGGAGGGGGTCCGTACGTGCCTGCTGTTCCTGCCGGGCTACGCGGGCAGCCGCCTGCCGACGCACGAGTGGCTGATGCGGCAGCCGCGGCAGCTCGACCTGTTCGGCGCAGCGTGATCTCCGGAACTTCAGGGGCTGTTCCGCTGATCGACATATTGGGTACCCAATAGAATTGATCACGGAATATGGCTACACCCCCGGCCCGCCCGGGCCGGGGGAGCACAACGAGAAGGCGAGAGCAGCGTGATCCAACAGATCAAGTTGGCGACCTGCACGTACCAGGAATTCACCCCCACCATGGGCACCCCCGTGCGCACCACCGCGGGTCACCCGCGATTCCCCCTCACCTACCAGCTCGGCGGCATCGCGCGCTCCGTGACGCCCACACGGGATCTGCTGAAGATCGAAGCCGAGGACGCGTACGAGTGGGCGTACCGGCGGCTGCTGGCCGCGCGGGGACTCGACACGATCCGCGAGGAACTGACGGCCATCGCCGGAGTGAACGACCTCGACAGTCCGCTGGTCCTGCTGTGCTTCGACAAGCTCAGCAAGCCCGGCAACTGGTGCCACCGCACCATGTTCGCCCGCTGGTGGACCGAGGAGACCGGCGAGCCGGTGCCCGAGCTGGGCGCCTCGCCCGCGTCGAGTCCGGCGCCGCCATCCCTGTTCTGACGACACCATCCGACCCCCGGGGCGGGCTGGCACGGACAGTGCCGGACCCGCCCCGACCCATGAGCGAAGGGAGAGACCGTGCACCGCGTCATGGTCAGCAACAAGGACAAGGCCCCCTATCCGGCATTCGTCGACCCGGACGAGCGCGACGACGAGGGATGGGTGAACCCGCACTTCGACCTGGACACCGTGCGGGACCTGGCCGCGAACACACAGGCCGCCGCTGAAAAGCTCGGGCACTTCGCCGTCAACACCGTGCACGTCGTCGACGGCGACCCGGACGACGAGCCGCCCGCGCTGGTCATCGTCGTGAACTGGCTGGAAGCCGGATACAAGGGCGCCGCCGAGGCCGTCACGATCGTCGAGCCGATCCGCCACCGCGAGGGCGACGACCAGGACGACGCCCCCGACGCCGGCGAGCGCCTGTGGCCGGTCGGCGGCTTCGCCTGGCGCTGGTTCGTGACTGGCCCCGACCACATCCACCCGCAGCCCCCGCACCGGCCCGAGCAGTAGAAGCCGGGCCACCACCGGGCGGGCGCGGGCCGGGAATCCCCGCCCGCCCGGCAGCAGCGACAAACCTCACCCCAAGGAGAGCAGCCATGGCTGTGATCGACACCTACGTCTGCAGGGACGACGAGCACGTCTACCCGGCCCTCGTGGACCCAGCGAGGCGATGGCTCGGCTGGGTCAGCCCCGGCTTCACCATCGACGCCGTACGCCAACTCGCCGCCCACACGGAAGAGGCGGCCAACGAGTACGGCCGCAACAACGTCGACCAGATCAAGGTCATCGAGGGCGGCCCCGTCCCCGTCGTGCTGCACATCCGGTGGCAGATCCTCGACCACGAGCCGGCGGCCAACGCCGTGGACGTCGTACCGCCTGATGACGACGGCCGGTACTGGATCGGCGGAGGGGAGTGGAGCTGGTACATCGTCGAGGAAAGCCATCTGTTCTACAGCCGACAGCGGGCGTTCAACGCCTGGCGCGGGATGCTCAACGCCACCGCCCGCCGCATCGGCGAGGTCCTGCGTACCCAGATGCCGGACGTGCTCGCAGCCATCATCGACCGTCGCGGATGTATCCACGGGGTCACCGACGCTGACGCTATCCACTGGGTGTACGGCGGATACGGCCCGTTCGACACCGAGACGGTAGGCGAAGCCGAAGAACTGATCCGCCGGGCCCTCGGCTTCGGCCGCAACCCGATCGACCTGGAGATGGGCGGCTGGCGCCGCGCCCTGGACATCGCCCCGGACCTGCACCGGCTGGTGTTCGCACCGCAGGACGACGAACCGGCCGGCGGCGGCCCGCTGGAAGAGGCCCACGACCGATTCACCGAAGCCCGGCGGCAGTTCCTCAACCACTCTGCGCCGGGCCTGGCCGCTGTGTGCCGCGAGGCAGTCCCCGACGCGACCGGCGTGGTCGCCTCACGCACCGACCCCCGCCGGCTGCTCTGGTTCGTGACCGCTGACGAGGGGCCCACCGTCCTCATCCCCGGCCCCGAAACGCAGCGCGTCACGGAGAAGCTGACGGACGCCTTCGCGTTCGAGCCGACCCTCGAAGACCTGGCCGCGTGCGGCTGGCGGCCGGCACTCGGCCCGGTCGATGAGGCCCACCGTCTGACGTTCCCCTCCGCGTAACCCCCTTCTGCCCCTCACCGGGGCGGCCGCCGTGCCGCCCCGGCCTTACCCCTGCCTTGCCACATCCCGGGCGGGCGCGGGCCGGGAATCCCCGCCCGCCCGGACGCCAGCAGCGATCAAACCCAACCAGGAAGGCCACACAGAAATGGCGTACCGGCACGACGGCACCGACCTCACCGTCCAGGACTGGTTCTGCGGCGCCGGCGGCTCCAGCCAGGCCGCCGACAAGGTGCCCCGGCTCCGGGTGGCCTTCGCGGCGAACCACTGGAAACAGGCGATCAAAAGCCACATGTTCAACTTCCCCGGCATCGCGCACTACACCGGGGACATCCGCCGCGCCCCGGTGTGGTCCTGGCCGGTCGCCGACCTGCACTGGGGATCTCCGGAGTGCACGAACTGGTCCATGGCGAAGGGCCAGAAGCGCAGCTTCGCGAAGGCCGTGCAGGGCGACCTGCTGGAGCTGTACGCGGACGAGGAAGCGGACAAGTTCCGCACGGCCGGCGACGGCGACCCGGACGGCCCGACGAAGGAAGAGAAGGAATCGCGGGCGCTGATGGAGGAGGTGCCGCTCTACCTCCGCGGGGTGCAAGAACGCGGCGGGCTCGTGAAGGCGGGCGTCGTCGAGAACGTGATCGACGTCCGTGACTGGGCGGAATGGGACCGGTGGCGCGCCGAGTTCCACAAGCTCGGCTACCACACCAGGCTGATCGCGCTGAACTCGATGCACGCCGACCCGCGCAGCGTGGACCGCGCCCCGCAGAGCCGAGACCGGCTGTACCTCGCGTACTGGCACCGCAGCCTCGGACGGACCCCGAACTGGGACAAGTGGCTCAGGCCGCGGGCACGCTGCATGGCGTGCGACGAAGTCGTGGCCGCCGAGCAGGTGTTCCGGAAGCCGGGCCAGGACATGGGCCGCTACCGGCAGGCGTACGACTACCGGTGCCCGCGGAAACACTGCCGGGCCATCGTGGAACCGAAGACGCTGCCCGCGGCCGCGGCGATCGACTGGACCATCAAGGGCACGCCGATCGGCAGCCGCCCCAAGAGCAAGGACTGCCCCGAGGGCCTGGCTCCGGCGACGATGGCCCGCATCCGGGCCGGCGTCGCCAAGTTCTGGCCGCAGCCCGGCGGCGTCGACGAATACGACGGGCAGGGCGCGCTGTTCGACGACCACGGCGAAGCGGCGCCCGCCGGGGGAGCCCCGCCGCTCCTCGTGCCGACCGGCGGCACCTGGCGCACCGGCGTGAGCCGCGTGGACGTTCCGATGCCCACGCGGACCACGACCGAAGGCGACGCGCTGACGGTCCCGCCGCTGCTGATCCCGTGCGAGGGAAGGGACGGCAAGCGGGCCATGCGGCTGGATGAGCCGCTGCGCACCCAGACGACGCGATCGGAAACCGCCATCGCTTACGCCCCGTTCGTGGTGCCCATGCGCGGGGGCGGCGACAAGGAGAAGGCCCGGGACATCCGGCAGCCGCTCCACACCGTGACCGCCGGCGGCAACCACCACGGCCTCGTGACCCCGCCGCTGCTGGTGCCGTACTACGGCAACGGACAGGCCCGCACCACGAACGAGCCGATCGGAGCCCTGCCCACCCGCGACCGTTACGCGCTGCTGGAGAACGGCGAGTACGACGTCTCCAAGATCCTCTTCAGGATGCTGCAGCCGAGTGAGATCGGCCGGGCCATGGCTTTCGCGGCCAACTACCGCGTCCTCGGCACCAAGCGAGAGCAGGTCAAGCAGTACGGGAACGCGGTGACCCCTCCGGCGGCCGAGGTGCTGCTGTGCGCGCTCGTCGAGTGCATCACCGGCGAGGACATCGACCGGTACGCCGACCCGAACCGCCTCACGCTGGCTGTCTGAGCTGCGGTTTCCTGGACGTCTTTTTGCAAAACCAGCTTTCCAAAACTGGCTAGGGCAAGACGATCTGGAAAGAATGAAAGTAGCCCTAAACGGCTTAAATTGGAGGAAACAGTGACCTATGATCTCACCGCCCAACGGTGGACGACCCGGAGCACCCAGACACAGCAGATCTGTCGCACCCCCGCCGCCGCGGGAGGCGTCCTGTACAGCGTCGAAGCCGAGGTTCAGCCGGGGCCGCCCGCCTTCGTCATCGAGGGCGCTGGCCGCTTGCACAACGAGACCAGGGACAGGGTGCGCGCGGGCATCGTGAACGCGGGCTTGCCCTGGCCGCAGGCCCGAACCACCGTCCGGCTCACCCCGGTCGGCAAGCCCGCCCAGTCCGGAACGGATGCTCTGGACTTCCCCATCGCGGTCGCTCTTCTCGCGGCGGCCGGCCCTCTTCCCGCGGAGTGCCTGGCCGGAACCGCCCCGATCGGTGGACTCGGACTCGACGGATCACTGCGACCGGCGAAGGGAATCGTCGCAAACGCCGCGGTGCTCGCCGAGAACGGGCACCGGATCCTGATGGTGCCCGGCTCCCTGCGGCTGCGCGACGTGGAGCTGCCGCCGGGAGTCTTGGCCGTGCACGTCCACGGGATGAACGAGGCGTTGTCTACCCTCTCCGAACACGTCCACCACCCGATGGATTGCCTGCACTGCGTGCGTAGCAACCGTCCACACGGGCCGTGCACTTACAGCCAGCCCTGCAGTTCGTGCCGCGACGAAGGCATGGAGCCGGCCGGCGTCTGAGTACCGCCAGCTCCCGGCGCCCGGCACCCATGCAGCCTTCCGCGCCTGAAGCGGCCGACGGGCGCAAAAAAAGGGAATCCCGTCGGCCGCGCGCCCAGCAGCGATGGGCCTCACGACCCGACCAGGCGTGGCGCCCACCGTACCCGCACCCACATCACAGAGGTACGCGTGAACAGCAACGAACCCTCCTCCAGCGGGAGCAAAGAGAACCGCGAGTTCATCCTCGTTGGCCAGGACCAGGGCGGCCACTACGAGCTGTGGGACATCTCGCCTGCACCGATCGATCCGGCCGTCCGCGCGTTGAAACTCGACCAGATCGGCGACGACGCCACGGACACCCTCGGCGACATGACCACTGTGTGGGCCGCCGACGAGGCCGAAGCGATCGAGAAGTTCCGCACCGAGCAAGCCGAGATCAACGACCGGCCCGATTACCCCGTCATCTGGCACGGGCAGAAGGTGTGACCACCGTGCGCACCTCCACGGCCGCCGAAGTCGTCGCCGCCCGGCACCAGAACCGCGACGACACGGCCGAACCCCCTGCCGAGAACGCCGACGACCGGCGGCCGCGCACCAGCCGTCACGCCTGACCAGCGCTCCCGGGGCCGCAGCCACACCGCTGCGGCCCCACACGGCCCTCACAGCCCCACAGCGGCCAAGGCTCACCCTCCTCCATGCGGCGGTCGCAAGGCCGACACAGGCCCCGCCAGCCCCGCCCCGACTACCGAACTGACACCCCTCCACCTCACCGAGAAAGGGCCCTGCCCCATGGTCAGCCCCGGCCAGATCGCACTGAGCCTGCCCGGCCTTGACGATGCCGGCCCCGACCTCGCCTCGTACCGGTGGCTGCTGGCGAACATCAGCGGCGGCAAGGACTCGATGGCGATGCTCCACGAACTCGTCCGCCAGGCCGACGCCGCCGGCGTCCCCCGCGACCGCATCGTCTGCGTGCACGCCGACCTCGGCCGCGCCGAGTGGGAAGGCACCCGCGAACTGGCCGAAGAACACGCCGCCGCGTACGGCCTGCGGTTCGAGGTCGTGGCACGCATCGGCCTCGACCTGATCGACCGCATCGCCGAGCGCGGCATGTTCCCTGACGCATCGAACCGCTGGTGCACGAGCGACTTCAAGCGAGGCCCCGTACGGCGCCTGATGACCGCCCTCGTCCGCGAAGCCGAAGCCGCCGGACACCTGGGCCGGGTCCGCATCCTCAACGTGATGGGCCTGCGCGCCGACGAGTCACCGGCCCGCCGCCGACTGCGCGCCTTCTCCCACGACGGCGCCCTTACCTGCCCCTGCCCAGACTGCCTTTCCCGCCGTGCCGCGCTGGAGAGCGCCGAACGACGCGGCGTGCCCTGCCCGAAGCACAAGAAGCCCGGCCACGGCGCGTCGAACACACTGCGGCACGTCGACACCTGGCACCCCGTGCACTCGTGGTCGACCAGCGACGTGTGGGCGGCCGTCGAGCGGTCCGGCCTGCGCCCGCACCCCGCCTACGCCAACGGCATGCCCCGCCTGTCGTGTTCGTTCTGCGTTCTGGCCTCGCGGCCGGCGCTCGTGCGCGCCGCGCAGCTCCGGCCCGAACTGGCCGCCGAGTACGCCGCCATCGAGGAGCGAATCGGCCACCGCTTCAGGAACGACGTGTCGATGGCGGAGATCATCTCCGAGGCTTCAGAGGCATCGTCCGAGGTCACAGCAATTCCCTGCTGGACGGGGTGATCACCAATCGTGTGTATCATCCAACACGCGATCGGCCGTCCTGTGCAGCGGCGCGGCCGACGCAGGCGCCGGTGGTCGTAAGCAGCACGATCGCCTTCCGGGCGATAGGTCCAGGTGCAAGCCCTGGCCGGCGCTCTCCCACAGCCTTCCAGGGGGCGCCATGTTCCACGGATCGATCCCCGCCCCCCTCCGCTCGATCATCTACGAGCACGCCGGCGCCTGGCCCGAGACCGACATCTACGTCGGCTGCTCGGGCAACTTCACCATCGAGCGCGTGCTGCACTCCCGGTTCGGCAACACGCGGCCGGTGCACGGCAACGACATCACGGCGTACTCGTGCGCGCTTGGCTGGTTCCTCGCCGGGGAGGACCTGCCGTACGAGCTGCGCGAGGAGTACGAAGACGAGCTGGGGTGGGTCGCCCCGTACCTGGAGGACCGCACCGACCGGCTCGCGACCCTGATGCTCGGCACCCGCTTCCTCCAGTACGTCGGCAAGGAAGGCACCTACTACCGGCGGATGCTCGACGCCACCCGCGACCAGTGGCCGCGGATGCACGAGAAGACCGCGGCGAAGCTCCACGCGCTGGAGACCCGCCTCGGCAGCTTCTACGCCGGCGACGTCCTGGACTACCTCCGCGACGAGGTGCCCCCGGAGGCCCCCGTCGTGATGTTCCCGCCCTTCTACGCCAAGGACTACCAGGCCCAGTTCGCGCCGATCGACGCCGCGTTCTCCTGGCCCGAGCCGCAGTTCGGCGAGCTGACCGAGGACGGCAAGGAAGAGATCATCCACCAGGTGCAGGACCGGCCGCACTGGGTGCTCGGCCTGCACATCGAACGCCCGGAGCTGCGCCACCGGCTCGCCGGCGTCGTGCAGACCGCGAACCGCGGCCTGCCGATCTACGTGTACGCCGCCGCCGGGCCCCGCCGCATCGTCCGCCCCCGGCAACCCATCGAGCCGATCCCCATGCAGAAGATCGGCGTGGGCGAGGACCTCGGCGACAAGATGACCCTCCACGTCCTGACAGGCGGCCAGTTCGCTGGCGTCCGTTCCCAGTTCATGTCCAAGAGCATCAAGCCCGGCAGTCCGTTGCTCGCCTGCGGCGTCGCCGTCGACGGGAAGCTGATCGGCTCGTTCGCGTACCTCCCGCCGAAGTTCGATCCGGCGACCGCCTACCTCATGAGCGACTTCCCGGTGTCGTGGACGAAGTACCGGCGCCTGGCCAAGCTCATCGTCATGGCCGCCTCGACCACCGAAGCGCAGCTACTGCTCCAGCGCTCCCTCTCGAAGCGGCTCACCGGCTGGGCCACCACCGCGTTCACCGACCGGCCCAACAGCGCGAAGTACGGCCGCGGCATCCCCGGCGTGAAGCTTCAGAAGCGCACCGAGGCGAGCAGCAAGGACCCGGGCGACGGCATCCACCGCTACCAGCTCCAGTACGGCGGCCCCCTCGGCGGCTACACCCTCGCGGGCGCCCTGGACCTGTGGAAGCGGAAGCACGGCAGCGACATGAAGAAGGACAGCTGATGAGCGACACCGCCCTGCCCCCGCCCGCACAGACGATCCGGCCCCGCCTCGTCCGCCGAGACCCCCGCGCCCTGACCCCCCTCGACATGAACGCCCGTTACATGCGCAAGGAGGAGTGGGACAGGCTCGTCGACAACGTGAAGGCGGACGGCTGCCTCACCTCCGTACCGCTCATCTACGGCGCCGGGGAGTACGAAGAGGGCCGCGAGCTGATCCTCTCGGGGAACCACCGCACCGCCGCGGCCGTGGAGGTCGGACTCGCCGAGATCGACTGCATGCTGATCGACGACCCGCAGCAGAAAGACGAACTCCTCGCCCGGCAGCTCTCGCACAACTCGATCGCCGGCCAGGACGACCCCGCCACCCTGCGGGCCCTGTACGACCAGATCGAGGACGTCGACTGGCGCGCCTACTCGGGCCTCGACGACGACCAGCTCAACCTGCTCGCCGAGGTCTCGCCCGAGGGCCTGTCGGAGGCGAATCTCGACTTCGCCACCGTGAGCCTGATCTTCCTGCCCAACGAGCTGGAAGCCGCACGGCAGGCATTTGCCGACGCCCGGATGGGTCAGAACGAGAGCTGGCTCGCCGCACGCGCCGACTACGACCAGACCTTGGACACCCTCGCCTCCACCCACGCCGCGCACAAGGTCGGCAACGTCGCCACCGCGCTGCACGCCATCCTCAGCATCGTTGAGAGCCACCTGACCGACCTCCAGGCCGGCTACCAGTCCCCGGACGGCGAGCCCCTGCACACCGGGCACGTCGGGCTGGAGACCGTCCTCGGCGCCCGCACCCTGCCCGCCCCCGCGGCCGTCACCCTCAACAAGGCCATAGCCGCGGCCGAAGGCAGAGGCGAGATCGAGCCCGGGCAGGGCTGGCGCCTCCTGGAACGCCTCGCCGGCGAATACCTCTCCGGCCCCAACCACACCCCCGTAGAACCCACGCCCACGTCATGAGCGCCCCCACGTCCATCAGGCTCGACCCCGCGCTACCCCCGTGGGACCAGCAGCCGAGCGAAACCGCCAAGAAGCACGGCCAATTCGTCACCTACCGGGACCTTGGGCGCGCCCGCACGCTACCCAGGGCTGCGGAACTGCTACAGCGGCATCCGGTGACGATCCGGAAGATCAGCGCCGAGTTCCGGTGGCTGGAGCGCGCCGAGGCGTACGACCGGCATCTGGACCAGCTGTACGAGGTGATGTGGCTGGAGGAGCGCCGCAGGGCAGCCGAAGCCGACGCGAAGATCCTCGGCGCTGCCATCGGCAAGGTCGCGCAACGGCTGCCGTCGCTGAACGCTCAGGAGATGTCGGCCGGCGACGTGATCCGGCTGATGGACGTTGCCTTGCGGCACCGCCGGGCGCTGTTCGGCGACCCCACGGAGACGATCGTCGTCACGAGCGAATCGCGGTCGCCGCTCGCCGGGAAGCTGGAGGAGTTCGCCGGGCTGCCCGCCGACCAGCGAAACGCCCGGCTGGCGGAGCTGGCCGCGACCGTCACCCGTCGCATACGGGCCGTCGAAGGCGGCGATGACGACGAGGAGGAATACCCCGGGCACGACGCCGAGGACGCCGAGAAGGAGTGAGCGCGCGCGCCGTTGCCGACGAGCTGGCCTACCTCGACGACGTCGCGGTGTACCAGCAGCTCACCGCCGCCGAGCAGGCCGTGAGCCGGGACCTGCTGCGCGACCCCGTTACGCTCGCCCGCGGCCTGGACGGCACGTTCCGGATGCGCCCGCACCTGCGGGTGATCGGCGACGCTCTGGCGGACGTTGAGCGCGGCGAGTACGACCGGCTGCTGATCCTCACCCCGCCCCAGGTGGGGAAGTCGACGACGGTCGCGGAATGGTTCCCGTTCTGGTGGTTGGCGCGGCACAACCGCGACCGGGTCGCGGTCACCTCGTACTCCGACGACCTCGCGTTGAAGCGCGGGAAAACGATCCGGTCGTACGTGGAGCAGCACGGCGCCGAGTACGAGCTGCTGATGAAGGCCGGGTCCGGGGCGATGCAGGACTGGGAGATCACTCAGGGCGGCGGCGTGCGATCCGTGTCCGTCGGCAGAGGGCTGACCGGCCACTCCGTGAACCTGCTGATCGTCGACGACCCGCACAAGGACCGAGCGGACGCCGAGTCCGAGGCCAGCCGCCGCGCCCTACACGACTGGTACAGCTCGACCGCGCTGAAGCGCCTCCAACCGGACCGCAACGCCGTCGTGAGCATCATGACCCGCTGGCACCCGGACGACTTCGCCGGGCGCCGCATCGCCGACGAAGGCCGCCTGGAAGACGGCGGCCGGTGGCGGGTCATCCACCTGCCGGCGGTCGCCGACCCGAAGTTCGGGCCCGATCCCCTCGGCCGCGCCCCGGGCGAACCACTGCCGCATCCGAAGATCGCCACCCGGGACCGGCGGGCGCTCAAGGCATGGTGGGCGGACATGAAGCGCACGTCGATCGTTCGGGACTGGCACGCGCTCGCCCAGGGCGACCCGCAGCCGGCAGAGGGCGCGTTGGTGTCGGAGGAGCTGCTGCGGCTCATCCGGGACACGTCCACCCGGGTCGAGCCACAGAAGGTCGCTGTTGCCATCGACCCGTCCGGCGGCGGCCGGGACACGGCGGGTGTCGTCGGCGGCTTCCTCGGCGAAGACGGCCGCGTGTGGGTCACCCACGACCGCTCCGGTGTGATGTCGTCGGCCGACTGGTCCACCGCCGCGTGCCGGCTCGCGCACGAAACCGAAGCGGCGATCGTCTACGTCGAGACGAACTACGGCGGCGACATGTGCTCCCTCGCCATCCGTACCTCGTGGGAAGCGCTGCAGGCGGCCGAGGAGATCCCGGCGAAGGCGCTGCCGCCGATGGTGCAGCCCGTCCGCGCGAAGCAGGGCAAGCTGTTGCGAGCCGAGCCTGTGGCGCAGCAGATGGTGCAGGACAAGGTCAGGTTGCGCGGCGTGTTCACCGACCTCGAACGGGAGTGGTCCACCTGGGCGTCCACCGACCCGGACTCCCCGGGCCGGATCGACGCATCGACGATCCTCGTGTACGGCCTGATCCCCGAAGCGAACCAAGGGGCCGTTGTCCACGCGCCGCTGCCGCGGGCGCCGACGTCGGGCAGCGGGCAGAGAGCTTCGGCCGCTTCGGCGTACGGCCGCCGCATCACTTGACCTGCCTGGGTGCGCCCGGGTGCAGCGCAGCGCCCGCCTGGTGGGCCGTTGCTAAGATCGTCAAGTAGCCGTGCGGTCGTTGAGCGCGCGGCGCGCGACCGCTGGTGTTAGGCCGGGTCCCCGCACACACCCCTGCGGGAGTACCTGTGCCCTCCCCGTCGCCCCTCACCCCCCACGCCCGCCCCGAACGGGAACGCGCCCGCGCCCGCCTCGCGGGCCTCGTCCGCCACCGGCCGCCGGACGACCCCGACATCGACCGGGCGCGCCGTGACCTCGCCGCCGCGCGCGTGCAGGGCCTCCTCCAGGCGGCGCTGGCTGAACTCGCCCTCGTCACCGGCACGCCTGGCGCCGGCGACGGCGACGCCGTCAAGGGGGCCGACCATGGGGCTCGTTGAGGTCCTCGTCCTCGGTCTGGCCGCGTACCGCGGAACCCAGCTCGCCGTGCATGACACCGTGCTCGACCCCGCACGGGACCGCGTGTTCGCCTGGCAGTCCCGCCGACCGGAGTCCCGCGTACGCCAGTGGATCATCACGCTGATCTCGTGCACGTACTGCATGGGCTGGTGGGTCGCCGGCGCCGCCCTCGGCGTCTACGTCCTCGCCGACGACTGGCCCGGCATCCTGCACTTCGCTCTCGGCTGGTTCGCCGTGTCCGGCGTACAGGCGCTCCTCAACCGCTGGGACGACACCCGGCCCGGCGGCCCGGGAGCGCCGGAGTGACCCGGAAGCGGACGCTGACCGCCGCGGCCGCCCGATACACGGCCCGCCGCCTGCGCACCGCCCAACCCACCTCCGGCGGCTGGCAGGAGCAGGCATGGGGCTACTGGGACACGGTGCCCGAGGTGCGGTTCGCCGGCACGTGGATCGCCAACGCGATGGGCCGCGCCCGGCTGTACGCCGCGTACCGCACCGACACCGGTGACCTCGACGAGGCACCCGCGGACCACCCCGCGACCGAGCTGGTCAACGGGATCGCCGGCGGGCTGTCCGGGCAGGCGCAGCTCCTCACTGCGTTCGGCCCGCACCTCGTCGTCGCCGGGGAGGCGTGGGTCGTCGTTCGGCCCTACCCCGACGACGACCGATCCCCAGCCCCCGCGGACTGGCGCGTTCTGTCCACCCAGGAGGTACGCCAGCAGGGCAGCAAGATGGTCGTCGAGATCGACGGAGAGGACGTCGACGTCCCCGGCGCCGACGACGACAGCCCACTGGCCGCCGATGCCCCCGTCGCGATGCGCGTGTGGCAGCCGCACCCGCGCCGCTACCTCGAAGCGGACAGCCCAGTCCGCTCGGCCATGCAGCTCCTTGAGGAACTGCAGCTCCTCAACGGCGCGGTGGGCGCGATCGCCCGCAGCCGGCTCACCGGCCGCGGCGTGCTGCTCGTCCCCAAGGGCGTGCGGTTCCCCACGAAGCCGGGCAGCGGCGACAGCGAAGACGACATCATCGACCTCTTCATGGAGGTCGCCGAAACCGCCTACCGCGAACCGGAGTCGGCCGCGGCGACGGTCCCGATCATCCTGGAAGTCCCCCCGGACTCGATCGACAAGATCCAGCGGGTGACCTTCGAATCGGACTTCGACCAGATCGCCATCCAACTCCGTGAAGAAGCCATCCGCCGCTTCGCGACCGGCCTGGAAGTCCCCGCCGAAACGCTCCTCGGCATGGGCAAGGTCAACCACTGGGGGCAGTGGGCGCTCCAGGAGGAGGCCATCCGCCTCGGAGTGCAGCCCCGCCTCGACACCGTCACCAGCGCTTTCACCGTCCAGTACATGCAGCCGCTCCTGGAGGCCGAAGGCGTCGACGATTGGCACCGCTGGGCCATCGCCGCCGACACCGCCCCCCTCCGCGTACGCGGCAACCGAGCCGAGACCGCCATCCGCGTCTACGAGGTCGGCGCGATTTCTGCGGCAGCGCTGCGCCGCGAGACCGGGTTCGATGAGACCGACGCCCCGACCCAGGAAGAACAGCAGCAACGCGAAGAGGATCCCGGCGAGCCCGTCGACGTTGACGGCGAACGCACCACCGGGCTGCCCGTCGACGAGACCCGGGCCGAGCCCACCGAACCCACCGCCGGCCAGAACTCCGAACCCCCGCGCACCGCCAGCGCCGCACCCACGCCCGAGCACGGGCCCTCTGTGGAGGAGGCATCCCGATGACCACCACCGCCGCCACCGCTGCAGCAATCGACCCCGCCCGCGCCGCGCTCGTCGCCGCCGCGGACGGCGCGATCTGGGCCGCGCTCACTCAGGCCGGGATCAAGCTCCGCGGCACCGCCCTGTGCCCGCGCAGCCGCCGCGCGCAGGCACGCACCATCACCCCCGCTGTCCTCCACACCACGCTGCCGATGACTGCCGAGGCCATCGACCATTACAGCGTCCTGGCTGGCGCCTGGGACCGCATACCCGAGCTGGCCGCCCGCCACGGCGTGGACGCCGGCTGCCTCACCACCGCGCTGGACTCCTACTGCAGGGAGCTGCTGGCCGCCGGCCAGCCGCACGACGCCGCGTACGTGCCGGGCGTCATCGCCTCCTGCCGTACCCGGACCGCCTGATGCCCACCTTGGAGGCCGCCGAGGAGGACGTCGCCGACGCCGTCGCCCGTGCGCTCGCCGACACCGCGGCGGAGTTCGGCCGTGCTCTCGACGGCGCCACCGAGCTGGTTGCCGCCCGCTTCTCGGTGGGCCGGATCGCCGGAATGTGGGCGCGCCGTGTGCCCGCCCTCGTCCGCCGCCTCCTCGGCGTCGCCGAGACCGCGGCGCAGCAGACCGCTTCGGATGTCGACGCCGAGTTGCCCGACGGCTGGACGGACCTCCCCGGCCGCCACGAGGACGGCCGCCGTCTGCCTGATGGTCTCGGTCAGTACGTCGAGTCAACCGAGGCTCTGCTGCGCGCTGTCGGTGATCGCCTCGCTCAGGTCGCTGTCCGTGAGCTTGCCGCTGGCGTCGACCAGGGCGAGACCGTCGACCAGCTCCGCGACCGCCTCGCCGCCGCGTTCGCCGCCGACGAGGACGGCTCTCAGCTTGGCCCCGGCCGTGCCCACCGCATCGCCCAGACCGAGGCGACACGGGCGTGGAACATGGCCACGCTCGCTGCGGCCCGCGCACTGACGAGCCGGGGCCGGCCGTTGGTCAAGCAGTGGATCAGCCGCGGAGACGAGCGGGTGCGTCCTGCACACCGGCAGGCCAACGGGCAGCTCCGCTTCATCAGCGAGCCGTTCAGCGTCGCCGACGTGTCCCTGGATGTCCCTGGCGACCCCAGTGCACCCCCTGCGCTCACCATCGGCTGCCGGTGCCGTGTTGCTGTCGCACCCTCTCTGAATTCCGCAGCCGGCGACGTGAATTCGCCACGCTACGCCATGAGACCCGGGAAAATATTCGTGAATCCGAAGACCACAGCGTACGGTAAATATGCGGGAGCCAAAGCGGCCTTTCACGGAACGCAAGGGCGTCCCAGCTATCGCAAATACCATCCCAAGGGCGGAAACAGAGGCATCTCCCGCCACGAGAACGGCGGAATGATCGGAAGTGATCGCTTCACCGCAGAGGAGCACTCTGCGGTGCTGGAAAGCTACACCGTCAACGGCTACAACGACATGAACAACTGGCTTCGCTTCCGCAGTGACCCTGAGGACTCCTCCAGCGAGGAAGTGCAACGTCAGGTATCGGCCCTCAACGACCTCATCTCCATCCAGGAACCCACGACTTCCGAGGAGACCCTGTTCCGAGGTATGCGTGGACACGTCCTCGACTTCGAAGTGGGTGACGAGTTCCACGACAGAGGATTCGTCTCCACAAGCACTGAAGAGAGAGTCGGTCGGATGATGGTCGGTAAGAGAGGCGGCACCTTCTTCCGGATCAATCTTCCCGCGGGCGCTCAGAGAGTTGATGTGGATTCCCTGGGTGGGTGGGACCGCGAAGGCGAATGGATCCTTCCGCCAGGCACCAAGTATCGCGTCACGAAGAAAGGGCAACTGGACGACCCGACCCGGCCGGCCGTCCTTTACGAGGTGGAGGTCATCAATGCCTGAGAGTAGTCTCGACGAACGCCTGAACTGGCTGCCCGACGACATCGTGATCGACCGGCGAGCCCAGCCTCAGGAAAGTTCTTCCTCAGCCACGGCTTCGACCCACACCACGGCCAGCGACATACCCACCGGCGCGATGATCGCCCTGATGCCGGCCGCCGAGGACGCCGAACGCCTCGCCCTGGACGCGCCCGGCGCCGAGCCTCCGGCCGAGCTGCACCTGACGCTGTTCTTCCTGGGCCAGGCCGCCGACTGGGACGAGGAGCACCGCGCCGACCTGGTCCAGCGGCTCACCGACAGGGCTCAGGACCTGCTGCCCCTGGCCGGGCAGGTGTTCGGCGCGAACCAGTGGAACGCGAACGGCGAGGAGCCGTGCTGGGTATGGTCCGTCGGCGATGACCGCGAACGCCCCCTGGACGCGCCGACGCTGGAAACTGCCCGCTGGGCAGCCACCTACGCGCTGGAGGACATGCACCGGCAGCCGCAGTTGCCGGCCCAGCATTCGCCGTGGCAGCCGCACGTGTGCGCCGCGTACTCCCGGAGCCCGGCGCTGCTCACGATGATGAACGAACGCCTGGGCGCTGTCCGGTTCGACCGGCTGCGCGTCGCGTTCGCGGGTGAGCACATCGACATTCCGTTGGGGCCGCCGACGCCGCAGGACGCCATGGGCAACGACGAGCACGACCAGGCGCAGGGCCTCACGGCGCGCCGGTGGTCCACGCCCGGCGACACCGCCTTGGCGTTCGAGAACGAGCAGACCGGCGACGGCCGCGTGTTCCGTGCTGGTGCGCTCTACTGGGACGGCGGCCCGTGGCCGCTGCAGTACGCCGACGAGATGCTCATGGGCCACCAGGGTGCCGAGCTGGCGGGGGCCATCGAGGTGCTGGAGCGAGACGCCTACCGCCTCGCCTCCAACGGCGTCCTCTATCCCGGGCGCCCCGCCGGCGCCGACGCGCTGATGCTGCTGGAGGAAGGCGCGCCGCTCGGCGTGAGTGTCGACCTGGACGACGTCACCGTGGAGTTCGTCGACGCCAACGGTCAGACGGTTGCCGAGCCCGACGACGAGGTGGTGCTGCTCGCCGCGGCGCTGCCGTCCGCGTCGGTCCTTCGCCTCGACGACGGATCGTGGGCCGTCACCGCCGCGGCGACCGAGGCGTGGACCGCCTCCGGGCAGGTTATGTCCCGCACCGCGGCCGGTTCGCAGCTCATCACCGGGCCCGACGGGCGCATCCCCGCCGCCGCCGTACGGGCCGCGTTCGGCTCGACCGGCACCCTCACCGCGGGGGCCGGCGACCCGGACCCGGAGGACGGCATCGTGCTGCACTCCGAATCGGCCGGCGACCTCCTGATGCGCATCACGCGCGCCCGGGTCCGCGGCGCCACCCTCGTTGCCATGCCCGCGTACGCGAGCGCCCGCATCGTCCTCGACGACCTGCCCCAGGCCGGTGAGGAAACCGCGCCAGCGGCGACGGCCGCGGCGGGCCCGACCGACGCGCACCTGCGGGTCGTGGACTACGTCCGGACGTCCCCCGTACCCATCGGCGCCCGGGACGTCGCCCGAGCCCTCGACATCACGATGGTGTCCGCCCGCGGCCACCTGGCGCGCGCCGCCACCGCCGGCCGCCTCGTCCGCCTCGCCCGCGGCCTGTATGTCGGCGCGCCCACCCTGCCCGAGGGCGGCGACGTGACCGCGGCCGTGTCCGGGGACGTCGACCTGCCCGTCCATGCGGACCGCGACGCCGAGTGGGACGGTGACGCTGCCGCGTCCCGTGTCCGGGACTGGGCCACCGGCGACGACGGCCAGGTCGACGCCGAGCGCCTCGCCCGCGCCTTCCTCTGGCGGGACGACGACGCCGACCCCGCGACACTGGCCGCGTACAAGCTGGGGTTCGCCGACGTCGTCGACAACGAGCTGCAGGTGATCGCCGGCGGGGTGTATGCCGTCGGCGCGGCGCTGCAGGGAGCCCGCGGCGGCGTCAACCTCCCCGACGACGTGCAAGGCGACATCCGCGACCGCGCCGAGGACCTCTACGAGCGCCTCGCCGACACGTACGACGACCCGTCCATCACGGCCCCGTGGGAACGCCCCGATGACGATGACGACGACGGGGGGATGGAGGCCATCCTCGCCGCGTCCGCCTGGACCGCCATGCGGGACGTCGACCCGCTGCCCGCCGCCTGGTTCCGAGAGCCGACCCAGACGGAGCTGCCGCCCGGGTCGGGCGGCGTGCACTACGCCCGCGGCCGGATCTACGGATGGGTCGCCCAGGCCGGCGAGCCGCACGCCGGCCACCCGGGGAAGAACCTCACCATCGAGAGCCTCGGCGAGCTGGACCTCACGCACTTCCTCCGCGCCCGTTTCGCCCTCGACGACGGCACACAGGTGCGTGCCGGTGCCATGACGATGAACGCGCCCCATCACCGGGACGGCGCCGAATGCGAGTCCGCAAGCTGCCAGTTCGATGACACCCGCACCGTCGCGGGCGTGGTCACCGTCGGCATGAACGAGCGGGGCCTGTGGTTCTCCGGCGCTGCCGCTCCCTGGCTGTCCGAATGGGACCGCGCGGTGTTCCAGGCGTGCCAGCCGAGCTACCACATGAAGCGCGGCCCGGCAGGGCGCTGGCAGCTACGCGCCGTCCTGTCCGTGCCCGTCCCCGGGCACTCCTCCCCGCTCGTCGCCACCGCCGTGGAACGCTCGAACCTCGCGCTCGCCGCCTCCGCCGCCGTGCACGAGCAGCAGCCCGACAGCGACGACGCTGACCCGCTGCGAGCCGAGATCGACGACCTGCGGCGCCGAGTCGACGTCGACGGCGACGTGCCGGACCCGGTCGACGTGTCGACGGCGGCGGTGGTGGTCCCGGACAGCCCTGCCGCCCTCTACCCCACGCCGCCGACACCGCCGACGCTCGACCCTGCGTTCGTCGACGCTGTTGCCGCTGCGGTCACCGCCCGCCTCAACCTCCCGGCACCGCCCGCCACCGCATCGCGGACCGAGGAGGAGCCGCCGGCCGGCGACCAGCGGGCGGAGATCGCTCGCCTGGAGGCCATCGTCGCCTCCGCCGCCCCAACCGCCCCCAGCACACCGAGCACTGAGGAGGCTCCCTGATGGCCTGCGCCTGCAACAAGGGCAAGAAGAAGCAGTACGAAGTCACGCACAAAGGCAAGGTGGTGTTCACGACCCCCAGCCGCCCCACGGCCGACGCCGTATCGAAGCGATACGTCGGCTCCGTCGTCCGCGAGAAGTCCAACACCCCCGCCACGAGGTCTGCAGCGCCCGCGGTGACGAAGTAACTCAACGCCGCCCGCCCGGTGCTCGCCGGGCGGGCCGCTAAGCTACTGATCACACCTGAATACGCACTGCTGGTTTTGGGCCGGGTTCTCCTGAGAAGCACGGAGACCCCCATGGCAGACGAGGTTCCCGAGGACATCAACCTCCTGGACGACCAGCAGCTCGCCGACGCTCTTGAGGCCGCCCGTACCGAGTTCGCCGGCCTGGCCGCGAAGGACACCCTTCCCGACGGCGGCATCGACGCAATGCGCGCCCTCGCCACTCGGGTCGAGGAGATCCGCGCCCTGCAGACCCAGCGGGTGAAGGACGCCCAGGCCGCAGCAGCCGAGATCGACGCGCTCGCCGCGAAGGTCCGCGGCGACGGCCCCGAGGACGCCGGCAGCACGGACGACAACGCCCCTGTCGGCGGCGACGCCGAGCCGGCCAGCGCGACGCCGGAGCCGACCGAGCCGGAGCAGCCGCAGCAGGACGTGCACCCCGCGCAGGCCACCGCGAGCATCGCGCCCCGACCGGCCCTCAACCTCGCCTCCGTACGCGCCCGGCAGCCCAAGGTGCTGCCCGAGGCGCCGGCGTCGACCATCATCACCGCGGCGGTCGACGTCCCCGGCTACACCCCGGGGCAGGAGCTGTCGTTCGACAACATCACCGCCGGCCTCATCTCCAGGGCCAACGCCTTGAAGACAGCGAACGGCGGCGTCGGGCAGGTCATCTCCTACCGGCACCCGTACCCGCAGGACCTCATCGTCACCGACTCCAGCTCGGCACCGGAGGGCACCACGGTCGCGCTCAACGCCGCGAGCCAGCGCCGCCTCCCGCAGGGCGACCTCGTCGCCTCCGGCGGCTGGTGCGCCCCCTCGGAGACGATCTACGCGATCACCGACATCGCCTGCCCAGACATGCTGTGGGACGCGCCGGAGATCCAGCTCGCCCGCGGCGGCCTGCGCTACTACAAGACCCCCAGCCTGGACGTCGGCGCGCTCACGTGGGTGCACACCGAAGCCGACGACATCGCCGGGAACGAAAAGCCGTGCTTCAAGATCCCCTGCCCGGACCCGGTGGAGGTGAGGTGCGACGCCATCGGCGTGTGCCTCGAATCCGGCATCCTCACCCAGCGGCACTTCCCCGAGCTGGTGTCGTGGTACCTCCGGAACGCGATGGTGGCGCACGAGATGCGCATCAAGGCGCAGCTCTTCCAGCAGGTCCTGAACAGCGCCACCCCGGTCGTCATGCCGCCGACCTTCGGAGCGCTGTCCGCAGTGTTCGCCGCGGTGGCGCTGCAGGCCGCGGACATGATCGAACGGCACTCCCTGTGCGAGGGCACCGCGCTGGAGGTCGTGTTCCCGTACTGGGCGCGGCAGCTCTTCCTGTCCGACCTGGCGCGCCAGAACGGCGTCAACATCTGCGACCTGGACCCGAACTGCATCCAGAACACCTTCACCAAGCTCGGTGTCAGCGTGCAGTTCGCGCGCGGCCTGGCGCCGGCGGTGCCCGCCGACATCGGCGGAGCGGACCCGGCCGCGCAGTGGCCGGCCGAGATCACCTTCGTGATCTATCCGGCCGGCTCGATCCAGATCGGCCGTGGTGAGGAGATCAACCTCGGCGTCATCCACGACTCGGCGAAGTTCAAGTTCAACGATTTCACGGCGCTGTTCGTGGAGGAGTGCTCCGCGGTCGTTGACCGCTCGCCGGACACCCGCCGCGTGACCGTTCCGGTCTGCCCGGACGGCGCGACCGGCGCGCAGCTCGAAATGGTGTGCGCGGCCGGCTCCCCGGCCGAGTCGCCCGGCGCGATCAGCTAACCCCGCCCCCGTGTGCCGGGCCCGCCACGGGGGCGGGCCCGGCCCTTCCTGTAACCCCCTGTTGGAGGTGGGCCCCGTGGCGACCATGCGCAAGGCCGTAGACGCCATCGGTGGCGAGCCGCTGCCGCACGGCATCCTGTCCGGCTGCGCCGACGTCCGCGACGTCACCGACCCGCACGAGCTGCTGGGCGTCGACTGGCTCGCGCTGGGCTGCTGCCCAGTGCAGGCCTGGGTCGACCCCTGCCTGTCCGACAGCTCTCCGGGCGACGCCTCCCCGGGAGACACCTCACCCGGGGACGTCTCGCCCGGGGATCCGGCGGAGAAGGAGTTCTGCCGGCCCACCGTGGAGGCGGCGGACCCGTTCACCGTCTACGCGGGGGTGGAGTGCTCCGCCCCGGGCTGGTCGTACCCCGAGGCCGTGCAGCACGCTCGTGCCGCCCTCGAACTCGGCGAGCAGCAGGCGGTCGAGGAAGGGTTCATGCGTCAGCACCTCTCCCCGCAGGCCGTCGACCTCACCCCGCCCGAAGGCCCGCTGAGCCTCGCGCAGGGCCTGGCCGCCCTGGAGGGCTGCCTCGCCGAGTCCTACGGCGGCCGCGGCGTCGTCCACGTCCCGGCCGGCGCCGCGGCGCTCCTCGGCTGCTGCCAGCTCGCCCACCCCACCCCCGACGGCGGCCTGTTCACCCTCGCCGGGAACTGCCTGGTGATCGGCGCCGGGTACTCCGCGGTGAACGTCGGCCCTGACGGGCTGCCCGCCGAGCCGGGCACGGCGTGGCTGTACATCACCGGGCCCGTCACCGTCCGCCGCGGGCCGGTCGACATCATCCCCGACCCGTCCCGCGCCGCCTCGTCGGTGAACACCCGCACCAACGACCGGCAGGTGCTGGCGGAGCGCACGTACGTCGTCGCCACCACCTGCACCGTCTGCGCCGTGAAGGTGACTCTGTGCCCGTAGAGATGATCCACGTGCAGCCCGCCGCGGCCCGGCGGCAGGCGTTCGCCCGGTGGGCGACCCGGCAGCGCCCGAAGATCCGCACCACTGGCCCCGGCACGTTCGCGGTCCCGGCCGCCCTGTTCACCGCGGCCCCCGAAGCAGTCCTCATCGGTTCCACGGTGGACGGGCAGCGGTACGTGTCCCCGCAGACGAGCCCCCCGCGGCCGGCGAAAGCACCGACCCGCCGCCGGCCCGGCACCACAAAGCCCTCCCCGAAACGTCCCGCCCGGGTGTCCCCCCGCCCGGACGCCGGGACGATGACCCCGGCGGGGGTCGAGGGCGCGCCCGCCGGGGTCACCCCGCCTGGTGGCGGACCGGCACGCGGCGACGGTCCGCCACCAGGTCCCCCCGACTCCGTGTCGGCGCCGACCAGTCCCGCCCCTGGCGCCGACACGGACACCACCCCCGCCACCGCGACCAGCCAGCCGGACGACTCCGCCGGCGACGGCGCGGACAGCTGGGATTGCCCCGCCTGCCCCCGCGCGTTCACGACCGCGCGCGGCCGTGCCGCCCACCACCGCCAGGCCCACGCCCCCAGGGAGGACTGACCGGTGCCGATCGAACCGCTCCCGTGCACCCCCGAAGGCCCTGGCCCGGGTCCCGGGCCGGGGCCCGGCGGCTCGTCGTGCTGCGCCCCGTCGATCACCTCAACCGCGTTGTGCCGCCCGGACGGGACGACGATCCTCCTCGTCCTGCGCTCCGGATGCGTCTGCGACGGCGCCGACCCCGGCACGCCCGAGGTAGCAGGGTGGATCGACGCCGGCACCGGCGAGTTCACCGAGGGCCCGGCACCCGGCGATGCCGGCCCATGCTCCGGCTCGGGCAGCGACGACTGCGCCACCGTCACCGTCCTCCGCCTCTGCGACCAGACGGACGACTGCACGCCGTTCCTGCGGCATCTCCTCCACGACTGCACCGGCACGGTCACCTCGTCCGCCGACACCACCGAAGACGGCACCACCCCCTATACCCCAGCCGGCGCCGTCGGGGACTGCGCAGCGTGCACTGACTGCCCGCCCACCCCTATGTGCGGGCAGCTCCTCGGGCTCTCCGGCCCCGAGACGTGGTCGATGCCCGAAGGCACGGAGTCCCTCACCATCAACGTCGCCTGCGGCCCCGTCACGATCACCGACTGCGCGGGCAACACGACCGTCGTAGCCGAGTGCGGCACCGGCTTCACCTGGGGCGCCCCGCCCACGCCTGGCTGCGCCCCGCCTGCCCTGTGCATGCCGTTCACCGTCGACATCCCCGAAGGCGCCGCGGCGTACCTGAACTTCGTCAGCCCCTGCGCGGACGAGTCATGACGCGCGTGCCCTCTGCCTCCGTCACCGCCGCCTGAGCGGCCACCAGCAAGGAGACCCACAGTGCCTTCAGGCGGGAACTTCAGCTCGTGCAACTGCGGCCCGGACACGGACGCGTGCGCCTCACCGACCGAGCCGGTCGCCACCGTCGGACTGTGCCTCGCGGACGGCACCCCGATCGCGGTGACGGTCGTACGGGACTGCGCGGGCACGACCACGTCCGAGGGCTGGATCAACCTGGCCACCGGCTCCTGGTCGGCCGGGCCGCCGCCGGCCGGAACGCTGGCGTGCGGGGAGTCCCGCTCCATCCAGGTGTCCGGCACCTTCTGTGACGTCGTCGACGGCGACGTTGTCGGCCTGGTCCTCGTCGAATACTCCTACGCCCCGGACGGCTCCATCGCCCGCGTGCGGCTCGTTGACGCCGTCACCGGGCAGACGTACGTCCTGCAGGGCGAGGTGACGACCTGCCCGGCCGGGGTGGAGCAGCCTGAGCGGGACCTGCTCCAGCTCTGCGACCTGACCGATGACGAGTCGGGCATGGTCCTCAGCGAGCCGTTCGTACGGGACTACCAGCGCGACCAGAACGGCGCCATCACCGGGCACACGGACTACACGCTCAACGGCGCCCCGTACACCCCCACGGGGACGGTCGGCATCTGCCCGGCCCCGGCCGCGGACGAGGACGGGTGCCAGCACTGCGAGACGCTGACCCTCTGCGATGTCGTCACCGAGGAGGAGTCCCCCGGGCCCGGCGTCGAGGTCCCGTGGGCCCTGGCGGGCGTCGACCCCGATCCGGACTCGCCGGCCGGGCGCGGGTTCCTGTTCCGGCTCTCCCCGCCGGACGACCCCGGGCAGGTCGCGACGGTCCGCGTCACCTCCGGCACGGTCGCCAACACCACCTGCCCGCCCGGCACGCCCGACGCGCTGGTGTTCCACAACACCAACGACCTGCGGTTCTCGTTGGACGATACCGCGCAGCAGATGTCGTATCTGCGGGTCGATCTTCAGGACTTCGACACGTTCGAGCCGGTCCAGATCCACAGCGACAGCCCCGAGCCGACGCGGCTGGGCGGCACCGCGGTCTGGAACCCCGGCCACACCCAGATCGTGCCGACCGAGTCCAACGGGGTCGGCGAGATGTACTGGGACAGCCCGCCGGCGTCCTTCGGGTACCGGATCTGGAACACCGGCGGCGGCACCTCGTGCAGCCAGCTCAGTTTCGCCGGGGTCACGCTCGTCTTCCCGGAACCGCCGCCCGGCGAGGGCGTCGCCACCGGGTTCCTGCGCACGGTGTGCCGGGACTGCCAGGGCGCCGTCATCTCCACGACCGACACCGAGATGGACGGCGTCACGCCGTACACCTCGGCCGGTGAGGTCACCGCCTGCACCACCGGCGCCGGCGCCCCCGAGGGCCCTGCGGATGTGGTGGACTGCGACGCTGGCCGCGCCCTGCTCGTCGCTATGTGCAGCACCGACGAGTCCCCGGGTGGCGAGCCGTGCCGCGACACGTCGTCCACGCTGCTGTGCGACACCGCGGCGACCGACCTGATCACGGTCTTCGACCCGGTGAACCGGCCGGACTCGGACGGCTGGCAGGTCGTCGCCTTCACGGGTGCGTTCCCCAGCTACGGGCCGGAGGCGGCGATGCCGTACCCGGCGCCGTACGGGACGCCCATGGGCTACCCGGCGCTCGGCGCCCGCGTCGACCAGAACGCCGGCCCGACCGGCGTCCAGTGGCCCGGCTACGACGGCGCACAGATCCGATGGGTCCTCCGCAAGACGTTCACCGCGCCGGAGGACGGCGTTGCCGTCGCCCAGTCCACCGGGTTCCGGGGAGACGGCGGCGCCCGCGTACGGATCAATGGGGTCGACGCCGGCATGTACGGGCAGTGGAACCAGCCCGCCACCTCCGGCACTGCGCAGATCCCCGTCACCGCCGGCCCCAACGTCGTGGAGATCGAAGTCCGCGACGTCGGCGGCATCAACAACGTGCTCGGCAGACTCGACATTGCGATGCCGCGCACCGTGCAGTTCATGCGCCGGCAGGTCACGGACTGCGAGACCGGCGACGTCATCTCCACCACGGACACCACCCTCGACGGTGATCCGTACACGGTCACCGGGGAGGTCGGGCAGTGTGAGCCGCTCGCGGAGTGCTGCGAGCAGCCTCCCCCAGAGAACCGGGTCGACGTGGAGACGCAGCTCCTGTGCGTTCGGGACCAAGCGAGCGGCGACATCACCGGGCAGGTCATCGCAGAGCGCCTCTACGACGACCAGAGCGGCGACCTGGCCGAGCAGCGGCTCACCACCCTCACTGGCGCGCCGTTCACGCTACCCGTCGGCGTCGAACTCACGAAGTGCCCGGAGCCGGACCGCATCACCGGTCAGGTGTGCTTGGTTGAGTCTGGCAGCAGCGAGTTCCTGACCAACGAGGCGAACGCGGCCAGCGGCGTGGACACGGATTGGCAGTGGGCGCCGAACCTGACGGGCCTGTGGTACCCGATGTACCGGGTCGCGCCGAACCCGGTATGGACGGCGACGGACACCGCGCCGAACAAGGCGCATTGGGTGAGCCCGCACTCCAACCGGACCGTGTGCCCTGCCGCGGGGGAGACCTCGCCGCAGGTCCCGGGCACCTGGTACACGCGGGCCTCGTGGAACCTGCCGGTCAACGTGGATCCGGACAGTATCCGTATCGCGGCGACGGTCCTGAACGCCGACAACAAAGTCGTCCAGTGGCGCCTCAACGATGGGGCGTGGCAGCCGGTAGGGGGCGGCGGCCTCAGCAATCCGGCGTGGACGTTCCCCCCGACCGCCGTGCCCGGAGGCCGGGCTGGTCAGAACGAGATCGTCGTCCAGATCCTGGAGACGCAGCCCGCCGTCTCATGCCCGTCGCCGAATGAGGCCGGGATGATCCTGCACGTCCTCGCCACTTACGACTACGAGCCGCGGGTGTGGACGCAGGTCATCGAGGACGGCCGGGTCTACTACCTGGACCAGGACGGCCAGCGGCAGGACAGCATCCCGGACGGCTACCGGCAAGTGGTGTGCGGCGGGAATGGCGGTGGCTGCTGCCCACCCGAGGAGCGCGTAGACGTCGAGTCCGACGTTATGTGCATCCAAGACGCGGCCGGCGACATCGTGCAGCAGGTCGTCGTCGAGCGCGTCTACGACGACCAGACCGGCGAGCGCACGCTGCAGCGGCTCCTCGCCCCGACCACCGGCGCCCCCGTGGAACTCCCCGAGGGCGCCACGCTCGTCGTCTGCAACGAGCCGGAGTGCCCGGTGGCGTTCTCCACGGAGTGCGTGGGCGCGATGGAGCGCACGGAGGCGTCGTACGACAACACGAGCTTGATCGGCGGGCTGCCGGGCTTGTGTGGCAGCGTCCAGGGTCCGGACGGTCAGTTTCCGTGCACGGCCCCGGACGGTACGCCGTTCACGATCGTCAGTTGGATCGTGAACGGCGAGGAGGTGATGGGCGAGGGCGGCGGCCGGCAGTTCAACGGTGGCGCCTGCGGCCCCGGCACCGACGCTGCTCTGGGCATGCACCGGAGCTGGGCCGAGGCGCTCACCAATTTGGACCCGACCGGCGCGACGTGGGAGGTGAAGTCGGCCGACTCCTGCGCCTGGTTCGTCGGCTCGGTCGGCGGCACCGACACGGCATACGGGCAGATGACGATCGTCGGCACCAGCTACGGCGGCGTACCCGAGTCCCGTTGGGTCCTCGGCCCGGCACAGCAGTGCGAAGAGACCCAGTACACGAAGGTCTACAGCCAGGAGTGCGACGGCACGGTCTCCGTATCGTGGCTGACCCCTCAGGGCGTGCCGACGGACGCGCCGACCGGTGACCTGGTGCCCTGCGGCACCGGGTGCGGCAAGAGCGGCGGAACGGGTCTGGACGTCGAGGTACTCACCCTGTGCGATGTCAACGACGACGAGTCGGGCTCCGTCGCCTCGGTGTCGTTTCTGCGGCACCTGGTCTACGGCCCGGACGGGCAGGTCGCGACCGCCTACGACACCGACCTGGCCGGTCTGGCGCCCTACACCCCGACCGGCACCGTCGGCGCCTGTACGCCTGCCACCGATGAGTGCCGAGACTCCTCCACGCTCCTTGTGTGCGACCTGCCAACTGACGGCGCACCTGATCCGGCGGTCACGGACACGGACCCGACCGCGTACTTCAGCAGCCCGCCGACCACCCCCGTGCCCGGCGGCGTGCCGGACCTGTGGGCTGGCGGCGTTGTCACCATCGGACCGGATCCGGCGCCGGGCCCGCACCCCGCAGGCGTAGTGCGGACCGTGGCAGCGACCGTGCAGGCCACCCGCCCCGCGTGCGACACCGGCACTGCGCACGTGAGGGCGTCCGTCGAGGTCGCGCAGCTCGGCCCGACAGACGGCTGTGGCCCCGTCGGCTGGATGTTCCTCTTCAACGGCACGACACAGCTCGTCCACGACGCGCCGCCCAACAACACCCCCTCGGGGTGGACCGGCACCCTGACGGTAGAGACGGACGTCCCGGCCGCTGACCTCGCCGCAGGTCAGATTGCAGTGGTCCTCGGCTTCGACACCTACGACTCGTGCGACGGCACCACCGCGTCGCAGACCTCCTGGGAGCTGTCCAGCTTCACCTCCGAGACCACGTATGACCAGGCGGGCTGCGCCCCGCAGGTACTGGCGAACGTCGTCACCAACTGCGAGACCGGAGAGGTCCAGTCGGTTACGTACGCCACGCTGGACGGGGCGCCGTACACGCCCGCCGGGACCATCGGGATGTGTCAGCCCCTGGGGGCCGAGCAGCCGGTTACCGTGCTGGAGGCGTGCCGCTGCGACGACACAGACGGCGACGGCATCGCCGACACCAGCTACGTCGAACTCGTCGGGGTGGCCGCGGACGGCACGCTGACGAGCCTGGGCGCCCACACGCCTGACCTCAGCGCCCCGTACGAGCCCGTTGCCCCCGTCGAATGCGCCACGGACGGAGCGCCGGCGCTGGTGGCCACCGTGCAGGCGCACCGGGTGGAAGTCCCGGCGGGTGGCTCGTGGACCGCGAACGGGATACCGCTGCTGCACGCCGTCACCCTCACCGCGTGGGGCGCCGACGCGCAGATCACCACCGAGGACGGCACCAGCACCCTCCACGACGGCGAGTCGGCGTCGTGGTCGATCAGCCGCGACGGCGACGCGTTCCTGACGGGGCCGCTGTCGGTGACCGCCGCCGCGGGGACCGTGACCGTCACCTACACCACAGGGGGAGCCGCGTGACCCACCCGGAGCCGGCGGCGGCCGCGGACGATGGCGTGGATGCCTACCAGCGCCGCTACCTCGACCACCAGGCGCGCAAGCGCGAGGTGCTGATCGAGATCATGCGGGAGCGGCACTCGGACCGCATGTACGACGCCCGCCAAGTCGAGGACGGCGTGCGCGCCCAGGTGCGTGAGGCGATCGGGCTGGTCCCGTCGAGCTGCAACCGCCGCGGCGTACGCGCGGTGGAGGTCGACGGTCGCGACGAACTCGCCCTCCTCGGTGGGCTCCTGGTCGGCGGCGTCGGGTGGATCCACCGCGCGCCGTGGGTTCTGCTGCTCTTCGCCGACCCGGTGGCGTACAAGGCCGGCCGTGAGGTCGAGTTCATGCCCTTCTTGGACGCCGGGTGCGTCATACAGCAGGTGATGCTCCGGGCCACCAGCCTCGGGCTCGCCACCGCGTACGCCAACCCGAACGTGCGAGAGACCAACCGCGCGCACTTCAGCGCCACGTTCGGTCAGGGCATCTTCTGCGGCGCGTTGGCGATCGGCCACCCGCACCCCGATTCCCTCGACCGGGCCCACCACGAGCAGCGCACGCGGGCCGCTCTGTGACCGGCCGGCCGCGGGTCTTCGCCGTCGCCGGCTGGCGGTACGAGCCTGCGTGGCTCGTCGACGAGCTGCGCGACAACTTGTCATGGGTCGACGAGGTGGTCATCGTCGACGACCGTGCCCGTACGGACGAGCTGTGGGTGCATGAGGGGGAGTACCGGCTGATGCAGCGCCGCGCCCTGGAGGCCGCCGGCATCCGCCCGTGGGACCTCGTCCTCGTCACCTCCCCGGACGAGCGGTGGGGGCGCCACGCCGGCCGTATCCTCCGCGGCCTGGCCGCCGCCTACCCCCGCCGGAAGCGGATCTACGAGTTCCCGCTGCGGGAGATGTGGACCCCGACCCGCTACCGGACCGACGGCATGTGGGGCAGCAAGTGGCGGCCGAGGATGTTCCCCTACCTGCCGGACCAGAAGTTCACCCGGCGGCGGATCCAGACCCCGCCCACCCCCACCTCAGGGCGGTACCAGCGCATCCGCGTCCCCAAGGTCCCGATCTTCCACCTGGAGAACATCGCGCACTCCTCCCGTGTGGAGCGCGCCATCGTGTACGAGGCGATGTCGCTGGGCTCCCGCGAGCGGGCCGCGGACAGTCCGTTCTGGCGTCGGCACGACCCGACCGGCCGCTACATCCGCGCCTCCGGCTACGCCTACCTCGCCGACCCCCGCGGAATGCGCCTGGCCCCCGTCGAACGCGGAGCGTTCACCCCGCCCGTCGAGCGCCCCTACCTCTTCCGCGTCCCTGACCGGCTCCTCGAAGCGGAGTGCGGGCGCACCCGCGGCGAGCTGACCCAGTGGCTACGCGACGCCCTCGCCGAGCCGCTGCCGGTCCCCGGCAGGCCGGTGCGCCGCCGACGGCTTGCCCGGGGCGGGCGCGGCTAGACTGAGGGCTGAGCTGCTGGCGGTAGGCCGAGCGGAACACGCCTAACGGCGCCGCTGGTTCTGGGCCGGGCATCCAACGCACTGTTGGAGGCCCGGATGCCGGCCCCTCTCATTTCTAATGCGGCCACGGTCCGCGTTACTCGCGTTGACGGCTGCGGACGTCCTGTGTGTGGCGAGGATTCTTCGTTCGTCACCGAGTGTTTCGCCAGCGTGCAAATGGAAGCGAACATCGAAGAGGGCGAGGACATTTCGTTCATCGCCGCCAACGGGCGCCAGTGCGGGTTCAAGAAGGGCTGCCCGTCGCTCAACGGCTACGATTTGACGTTCACGTTCTTCCAGGCTAGCCCCGAACTGCTGGAGATCATGACCGGATCGCCGGTGTATTTCGACTACAACGGCGACCCGATCGGGTTCGATAGCTGCTCCATTTCCTGCCGCTCCGGATTCGCACTCGAAGTGTGGGCCGATGTCCTAGGCGAGGACGTGTGCCCGGAGGAGGACACCGGCGAAGGCGCGTGGGTGTATTTCATCCTGCCGTGGGTGACGAACGGCATCATCGGTGACCTGGAGCTGGCGAACGAGGCCGTGAACTTGGAGTTGACGGGCGCCACGCGCGCAGGCGGCCGGTGGGGCGTTGGCCCGTACGATGTCGTCTCCCAGGACCCGGCTGGCACCCCGGGGCCGATGCTGACCCCCCTCGACGGCACCTGCCACCGCCGCATGTTCATCACGACGATCGCCCCGCCGGAGCCCAGCACCACGTACGTGCCCGTGCTCTGCGACGCCTCCCCGTCGTGATGGCGCTCCCAGACATCGTCGTCCCCGTCCGCGAGGGGGCGGCGAACCAACAGCTCCGGTACGCGCTGCGCTCGTGGGTGGCGAACGTGCCGCACCGGCGGGTGTGGGTGGTGGGCTACAAACCCGCGTGGCTGACCGGCGTGGAGCACATCCGCACCCACCAGGCAGGCAAGACGAAGTACCAGAACACCACGCAGGCTGTTCGTGTGGCGTGCGAGCATCCGGAAGTGAGTTCCAAATTCCTGCTGTGCAATGACGACTTCTTCGTCATGCGCCCGCAGCCGGCCGCATTTCCGGTGTTTCACCGCGGCCCGGTGTCGCTGGTCGAGAAGTACTACGCGGGTCGCGGGCACGGGAAGTACCTGAAAGGGCTGCGCGAGACACGGGACTTGTTGGTCAAGCTCGGGCATGAGAATCCGGCGTCGTACGAGCTGCATGTGCCTCTTCCCGTGCAGAAGGCGGGGATGCTGCGGGCCCTTGAGATGGGTAAGGGCCTGGAAGTGGTGCACAAGCGCACCCTCTACGGCTGCCTCTCCCGGCTCGGCGGCACACGCATGCGGGACGTGAAGGTCTTGAACCGCGCGCCGCGTGACTTCACCACCCAGGCGTTCCTGTCGACCATGCCGGACTCCTTCACGAACGGCGCCGTGGGCCGGTACATCCGGGCCGCGTTTCGGGAGCCGTGCCGGTACGAGACGCGCACCCGCGTACGGAGCCGCTGATGACGCGGCCGGGGCTGTGTGAACCGTGGCCGGCGGACACGTCCTGCTGCGATCTGCCGGACGACGTCGACCCGGCGGACGTCGAGCGGTGGAGGCTCGTCGCCTCAACAGTCCTGTGGCGGCTGTCGGGCATGCGGTGGGGCCCGTCGTGCCCGGTGACGGTCCGGCCCTGCGGGCGGTCGTGCGTGGAGCAGCAGGCCAGCCTGTGGCCGGGAGTGCTCCAGTCCGGCGGCCGGGTGCCGTACATGGACGCCGGCGGCGTGTGGCGCAACGCGGTGTGCGGCTGCAAGACGGCGTCCTGCTCGTGCACCGAGCTGTGCGAACTGCGCCTGGACGGCCCGGTCTACGACGTCGTCGAAGCGGTGCAGGACGGTCGGGTCCTGCCGCCCGAGGCATACCGCGTCGACGCCCCCAACACCCTCGTACGCCTCGACGGCGACTGCTGGCCGGCGTGCCAGGACCTGACGGTGCCGCCGACGGAAGAGGACACGGCGGCGGTCACCTACCGCACCGGGCTCCAGCTCGACGAAGCGGCGAAGGCGGCAGTCGGGGCGCTGCTGTGCCACTACGTACGCGACTGCGGGTCGGGCTGCGGCTGCCGCATCCCCAAGACGGCGACGCGGGTGGTCCGCCAGGGCCTTGAGATCGAGACGCCCGGCCCGCTCCAGCTCTACGAAGGCGGGCTGACCGGCGTGCCCATGGCCGACGCCTGGCTGCTGGCCGTGAACCCGTACGGGCAGAGGAGCCCGTCGCGGGTGTGGAGTCCGGACCTTCGGCGGCCGAGGGTGAGCCCGCAATGGCCCTGAAACCGACGACCGTTCAGTTCTACGCGGACCAGATCCTGAACTGCGTGTGCACCGCGCTCGCCGCGGCCGCGGAAGACTTCGAGGATGCGGCCGGCTGCCCCTGCCGGGCATGCGTCGTGCCGGGGGCACCGGCGTGGGACGACTGCGACGACCCGTGCGGCAGCGTCCCGGCTGGCGGGCAGCTCACCGTCAACCTCGCCCGCATGTACGCCACGACGAGCTTCCCGGCAGAGTCCCGGCCCGTCCTCGGCATCCGCGGCTGCGCCCCGCCGGCGACGCTGGCCGGCGAGTACGTCGTCACCCTCCTGCGCTGCGCCCCGTCCCCGTCTCCGGGCGGCTGCCCGCCCGGGTGTGACGAGCTGGAGGCTGTCGCGCGGGCGGTGCACGCGGACGTGGCGGTCATCTACAACGCGCTCGTGTGCTGCCTGCCGACGATCGGCGGCCGGCGGCGGGGGCCGAAGTTCGAACTTGGGCCGTCGAGGATCGTCGGCCCGGAGGGCGGCTGTGTCGGGGTCGAGCAGCGGGTGACGGTCGCGCTCCCCGGCTGCGGGACGTGCCCAGGGGAGGACAGCCCGAGCTGACGGGCACGCGCCGCCAACATGCCTCCCCGCCCCGGTCCCGGGGCGGGGGCCGGTAGTCACCAAGGGAAGGAGGAGAGCAACGTGATCGTTCTGAACGAGGTCCTGAACGGCCTGCTGCAGTACGCCGTCATCTTCGTCGACGTCCTGTAAGGGCGCTGGGCCCCGCAGCCGCGGCGGAGCTGCGGGGCCCACCTGCCCTACGCGGATCTCAGAACAGGGCGTGCTCGACCTCGCCCTGCGGGAGGTCGAGGAGGAGCTGCAGCGCGTTGGGGAGCGGCCCGAGGGGGACGGTCTCCAGACTCCCGGGGCAGGAGACGAGGGATCCCCTGTAGGCGCGGTGCATGCCGGGCTCGTCGTGACGGCGCAATCGGATCCGGCCTGCGGTGACGGGGTCGCCGGCTATGGGGCGCCCGCAGCGCAGGCATTCGGCACGAGGGAGGGCCATGGCCAGGATTTTGCCCGCTATGGTCTGATCAACTCCGGTGTTTTCCCTCCACCGTGACCTGCGTCTCTGAGGAGTCCCCCTGTGGCAGTTCGGGTGAGCATCGACCGCGCGGCGCTCCGCCGCGCCGTGACCAGCCGCAGCGGCTACCTCCAGAACGTCACCGACCGCGCGGCCCGCAACGCCCGCCAGGCGGCGCCGGGCTCCATGCCGAACCAGATCACCTCGCGTGTCCAGGGCGATACGGGCATCGTCACGAGCCACCACCCGGCCTCCGTCTTCGTCGTGTTCGGCACCCGCCCGCACCGGATCGTGGCGCGGCGCGCCAAGGCACTGCGGTTCGAGGTCGGCGGACGAATCGTGTTCGCCAAGTCCGTCCGCCACCCGGGCACCCGCCCGAACAACTTCCTTCTGGATGCGCTACGCAGGGCGCTGTGATTGGAAGTCCCTACACACGTCTGGATTCCCAGATAGCTCGGCGTCCTCAGCTCGTCCGGTGTCTGCTACGTGGGCGGAAGGGCGAGTCCGGCTGGCCTGTTAGCCCCTGAGTTCAGTAGCACGTCGTCCCACGTGATGCCCCGAGCGCCCCTGAGATCGACATTGCTTCCGGACACGATTACGTCGCAGAAGTTGAACCGGCCGCGCGAGAACTGCGCGGAGGGGAATTTGAGTTCGCTGTGGCGGAGCGTTGCGTGGCTGAAGTCGACTTTGCTGCTAGAGAAGGTCGCCCCTTTGAATCTGACCTCACTGCGGTGGAAATTTGCGCCGATGAAGTGGACCTCTTCCGCAAAGATGGCCTTATCGAACTGGATCGAACGGCCAAAGAAACTCGCGCCGATGAACGCGGCCGTTCTGTTGAACTTTGTGCTACTGAAGTCGATACTATGCCCGAATGTGGCGTAGTCGAATTTGAATTGAGGGACAGAGAAGTTCGCGCCGCGAAAGCTGACTCGACCACCGCGGAAGACCGCCTCGGTGAAGTCGCCGCAGTCGAAGACCACGTCGGTAAAGTCGAAGTCGTGGCCGCTCCAGCAGTGCGGGTCTTCCGTAGAGAGGCGGAGATGGTCCCGGATGAGGCGGATGACAGTATGTCGTACCTCCCGCATTGCCTCGAATTCGTGCGGGGGGATACCGTCAACCTCATGGGGTAGACGCAGGTAGGCGCATAGCACGTCTATGCAGGTCTGTCGTAGGTTGCGGGTGGGAGCGTCGTCAGCGAGACCGGCCAGAGAGTGAACCCCGCCTAGACGAAGCACTGGGGAGCTGTCGCCGAGCTGGGTGACGGCCGTGCTGAAGCGTTCAGTGTGGAGGCGGGTGGCTTCGCGCACTGCAGCGTCTTCGTCGATTCGCTGGCGGCGGTATGCCACGACAAGGGCGACCAATGCGCCGGCGCCAGCGACCACTCCGAATGCGAGCTTCACTAGGTCAAAAAGTGTGGAGGAGTCCAGCCGCCGTTCCGGCTTCAGACCTTGGGCATCTAGCAATTCCCAACCGGCGGCGAACACGCTGCCCGCAACGACCAGAGCAGCGGCGAAAACGGCTGCCAAGACCCACCCGACCGGCAGCAGCCTCAACCCGCGCCGCTCACGTCCACCTCGTTTCAGTTCTGTAGGCACGCCCACATCCAACCGCTCCGAGGCTGAGGGCGGCGGGTGTTCTGTGAAATCGTACGGAATCTCCAACGTAGGCCGCGCAGAGAACTGCGTTGACGCCACCCGTCCACGGTGCCGTACCGCAGGGGAACGGACAGTTACCCTGGCCCGTGGCGTCGCTGGCTGTGGGCCGGACGTGGCCCACCTCGTCGGGAGTACCGATGCGCCGTTCCTTCGCCCTCGCCACCGAGCCGCACACCGCTGACATCGGCGGCACCGAGATCCTGTTCCATCCCGAGATCCCCGCGGACGAGTTCCTCGACGCCTACGAGCTGGTGCGGGAGGCGTCGCAGGCGGCGCGGTCGCCGGAGACGGTGACGGCCGATCAACTGCGCGACGCGAACCGCGCGGTCCGCACGTTCCTCTGCGGGCTGATGCTGCCGGAGTCGGCCGACGTGTTCGAGGAGATGAAGCTTCCCAGCCGGATCTACGCGGAGCTTCTGGAGTTCGTCTTGGAGCTGTACGGCGGCGGGGCGTCGGGGGAGCGCCCTACTGGGTCGTCCAGCGGCTCTGTGCCGCGGTCGCCGAGGGCTGGGACACCTGGGAGGGGAGCCTCGCCCTCCAAGGCGTCTCGATCCGCGCGTGGTCGCTGAGGACGCTGTTGTCCGCGGCTGAGCAGGCGATGATGCAGGCAGCGAAGGACGACGCCGAGCGGGAGCGGCAGCGCGTCCGGCTGTACGCGCCGCCGCCGGCCGTAGTTCGCGGCCGGCGTTCCGCCCGTGGGGGGCCTGGTGGCGCGCCGGTCGGGGTGAGCCGCGGCGACGCCCAGGCGCTCATGGCGCGGCTGGCGGCCGAGGACACCCGGTACGGCGGCAGCACCTAGGCCGGCGCCCCCGGGAGGTGAGGTGCGTGGGCGCCTGGTGGGGCGCATCGCAGGGGTGCGTCCTGGTCTGCCGGATACCCTGAGTACGAGCTGCTGGTGCTAGGCCGAGCCCCGCGTACGTCCGCGAGGCGGTGGCCGTGGCTGACGGCGAGCTGGCAGGCGCCGCGCACATCCGGATCGATCTGGACGATGCCGGCCTTGAGGCTGATGTTCAGCGTGCCGCTCAGCGCGCTGGGCAGGACTTCGAACGCGCGCTGGTCCGCTCGGCGCAGCGCGCCGCGCGCACGATGCGGCGCACCCTGGAGCGTGCGGCGCGTGACCTGACGGTCCACGTGCGGGTCGAGCCCGACCTGAGCCGGATGGCGGGTCTGGGCAGCATCACCGTCCCGGTCGAGCCTGACGCGACGCTCTTCATGGCGCGGCTACGAGCCGCGCTCGCGGGCGAGCAGGTCTCCGTCCCGGTCGTCCCGGACCTGTCGGGATTCGACGCCCGGCTGCGCGCCCACCGGGCGCCTGCGATCCGCGTGCCGGTCGAGGCCGACGAAGCCGGCACCGACCGGCTGACGACGTCGCTGGCGCGGCTGGGGGCGGGGCTCGGGATCACCGCCCGCGTCTCCGCCCTGACGCTGGCGCTCGGGCTCCTCGGCGGCGCCGCCGCGGCGTCGGCCGCCTCGCTCGTCGGGATCGGCGCCGCGCTCGCGCCCACGGTCGGGATCCTGGCCGCCTACCCGGCGGCGATCCTCGGCGCCTCCGCCGCGCTCGGTGCCCTGCGCCTGGCGACGCTGGGGGTCAGCGAGGCGTTCGAGGCCGCGCTCACCGGCGACGCCGCCGAGTTCCAGAAGTCGCTGGAGAGCTTGAGCCCGGCGGCGCGGGCGGCGGCGCTTGAAGTACGGGCGCTGCGGCCCGAGTTCGACCAGCTCCGCAACGCTGTTCAGGACGCCTTCTTCGAGCGTATCGAGGGCGACATCACCCGCGTCGCGGCGGCGCTCGGGGGGCCGCTGCGCAGCGGGCTGCAGGGGATCGCCGCGGACTGGGGTGCTGCCGCCGCGGCGGCGGCCGGCTATCTGGCGTCGGCGGAGGGCGTCACCCGCGTCTCGCAGGTCCTCGCGGGGACGCAGCAGGTAACCGGTGCGCTCTCTGGTGAAGTCCGCGGCCTGGTCGCCGGGTTCCTCAACCTGGCCGGGGCGATCTCGGAGGCGTTCGGTGCCCGTACGGCGTCCGCGCTCGGCGGGCTGGCGGCGCAGTTCGGGGACTTCCTCACGGAGATCGCCGAATCGGGGCAGGCGGTCGACTGGGTCTCGGGGGCCGTTGAGACGTTCAGCCAGCTCGGGACGGTCGTCGGGAACCTCGGCAGCATCATCACGTCGGTGTTCCAGGCCGCGGCCGACGCCGGCGGTGACGTCCTCGGCATCTTCGGTCAAGTCACTGGGGAGGCCGCGAAGTTCCTGAACAGCGCGGAGGGCAGCGCCGCGCTGGTCGGCGTTTTCGAGACGCTCGCCGCCGTCGGGGCCGCGCTCGGGCCTGTCCTTACCGAGCTGGTCACGCAGGTCGGGGCGCTGGCGCCCGCCTTCGTGCCTGTGATCGAGGCCCTGGGGCCTGCCTTGCAGGGCGTGTTGGCCGCGCTGGGGCCTGCCTTGCAGGGGGCCGTGGTCGGGCTGCAGGCGATCGCTGGCGGGCTCGCCGGCGGGCTGGGCATCCTTGGCCCCGCCTTGCAGCCCTTGGGGGTCGCCCTCGGGGCCGCCTTGACCGCACTTGCCCCACTTTTGCCCTTGCTAGGGCAATTGGCAAGTCTTGCTGCTGGTGTGCTGACCGGTGCGCTCCAGATCCTGACCACCGCGCTTTCCCCCGTCATTGAGGCGCTTTCGACACATCTTGCCCCGCTTTTTCCCCAACTGATCGCGGTTGTTCAGCAGTTGACGGTCGCGACGCTGCCGCTCGCCTCCGCCCTCGGCGAGTCGCTGGCCGTCGCCCTCCAGCAGCTCCTGCCGCCGCTGGTAGCGCTCGTCCCCCAGCTCCTGGAAGGGCTGATGCCCGCCTTCCAGCAGCTCGTGGCTGCAATCGTTCCACTTTTGCCGCTTTTGGTGGAACTTGCGGTCACTGCCTTGCAGCCCGTGATCGCTATCTTGCCCCAGTTGATCACGCTTTTTGTGACGCTGGTCAACGCCGTCACCCCCCTGCTGAATCTGCTGCAGCTCATCCTCCCGCCCGCGGTCCGCCTCTACACCACCCTCATGAGCTGGGTGAACGTGCAGATCGCCATCCCGATCCTGAGCTTGATCGTCGGCGCCTTGAACGGCCTGGCCCGCGCCCTGAGCGCCGTCATCGGCGCCGTCGTCAGCTTCGTGACCATGGTGATCGGCTGGTTCCAGCGCCTCTACGACGTCCTCGTGGGCAACTCGATCATCCCGGATCTCGTCAACGGGATCATCAGGTGGTTCGGGATGCTCCCCGGCCGGCTCGTGGGGATCGCCGTCCAGGTCGTCACCCAGGTCATCGCCACCCTCGCCGCCCTCCCCGGGCGCGCCGCCGCCCTCGCCGCCCAGGTCGTCGAGCGCGTGGCTGACACCTTCGCCAAGCTCCCCGGCCGCGCGGCATCCGCGCTGTCCGGCTTGGCCAGCCGCCTGGCCGGTGCGATCGGCGACGCCTCGGGGCGCGCGGTGTCCGCGGCGGCCGGCCTGGTCTCCGACATCGTCGGCGCGTTCTCCGGGCTCGCCGGGAAGATCGCCGACAGCATCGGCGACGTCGGCGGCGCGATCATGGGCAAGATCGCCGGCCAAGTGCCGTCGGGGATCCGGGATCTCCTCCCCGACATCGGGCTGTTCGCGAACGGCGGGATCGTCGACCGCCCCACCCTCGGCGTCATCGGGGAGGCTGGCCGCGAGGTCGTCGTGCCCTTGACCCGGCCCGCCCGCGCCCGCCAGCTCGCCGATCAGTCCGGCCTGACGGACATCCTCGCCGCCGGCGGCGGCGGCGACGGCCGCGGCGGCGGGGGGCCGCGGACCGTGCACAACCACACCCACACGTGGACCCTCCAGGAAGTCGGCGATGCCGAGGTGACCGCGCGCAGGGTGATGCACCGGATGGCGATGGCGGCAGGAGTGTGACCCCGTGATCCCCGACTACCTCCTCCTCGGCGAAACCGAGATCATCAACACCGCGCGCCTGCGGGCGTATCTGGAGACCGTGGGGTCCCCGCTGGACTCGGTCACCCCGTGCGGCTGCGAAACGCTGGAGGCCGAGCACGTCGGGGACGAGCCCTACACCACGCCGGACGCCGACCCCGCACCGTGGTACGACCCCGACATCCCCGAGTCCGGAGATTTCGTGGGGTTCCTGCCGCTGGAGGTCGAGGGGTTCGACGACCACCCCGTGACGCGAGAAGTCACCACCAGTATCACGGGCGGAGCGGCGTTCGCGCGGGCGCGCACCCAGCCGCGGACGATCACCGTCACCGGTCTGCTGCTCGGGGTGACGTGCTGCGCGGTGGCGTACGGGCTGCGGTGGCTGTCGCAGGCGTTGGGCGGCTGCACCGGATCGTCGTGCGGCGGGGACTGCCTGACCGGCTACCTGTGCTGCCCGGACGACGACGAGGCCGCCGGCCCGGACGGCTTCGATCGGCACCGCCGCACGATGCGTCGCGTCGCGATGACGTCGAGCCCGACGATCACCGCCCGTACGGGCAACGGCTGCTCCGGCGTCGGCGGGTGCTCCGTCGGCGCCGACATCCTCACCGTCGAGTTCGTGCTCACGGCGGGGGTGCCGTGGGCGTGGACCGACCCGGTGCCGGTCCTCAACGTCGACGTGCCCTCGGACGACGGGGAGTGCATCACCTGGTGCATCCACGGGGGCGACGCGCCACCGCCGCCGGTATGCGTCGACCTGCCGCCGGGCGGCGTCGACCCCGAGTGCGCCCCGGGCGGCGTGCTGGTGCCCGTCGACGGCGACGGGGACGTCTCGCCCGGTGAGGAGTCCCCGGGTGAGGGCTGCGTGCAGTGGCCGGTGCTCGACGTCGTAACGGACCCGTGCGTCCGCTGCCGCCTGGCGCCGTGCCCGGACCCGGAAGCCGCCTGCCAGGACCCCACCTGCCGTACGCCCACCCCGCCGGAGCCGCCGCCGCCGACCACGTGCTTCTGCACGCAGCTCGCGGTAAACGAGGACTTCTACGACCTCGATCTCACCTCGGAGCCGCAGTGGTTCGCGAGCGTGCCGATGATCGAGGTCCACGCCGGCAGCACGGATCTGCGGCGGGTCACGATCACCTTCTACGAGCGCACGGGCGAGCACGAGGGCCTGCCGTGCTCCGACGTCGCCTACGACCAACGGTGCGCCCCGGCCGCGGTGTTCGAGGCGTCGTTCGTTCCGGCCGGCGGGGTCCTCACCTTCGACGGGCAGGTGGGGCGGGCGCTCGTCGAGTGCCGCGGCGACTGCGAGACCAGCCAGGACGCGCACGGCGCCGACGGCGGGCCGATCACGTGGCCGGACCTGGACTGCGACCGGTACTGCGTCAGCATCGCCGCGGACGCCATCGTCCCCCCGGCGGACGACGCGCGCATCGTCGTGTCGGTCACCGGCCGCGAGTACTGAGCGGAGGCGATGACCGGATGGCGGTGGGATGTGGAACGCACACAGCGGCGATCCACGACCGGGACGGCGCCCTGGTCGCGCGCGCCGAGCTGCTGCTGGAAGTCGACTGGTCCCGGGCGCTCGACGAAGTCAGCACGGCCCGGGTGCTGGTGCGCCCCGAAGGGGACTGCTGCGAGGAGCTGGCGCGGGTCCGGTCCTGGCGGCACGAGCTGCACATCCACCGCGACGGCCGGCCGGTGTGGTCCGGGCCGGTCACGCAGGTCGGCTGGCTCGCAGACGACATCGAGGTCCAGGCCGCCGACGTCCTCGCGTGGCTCGACGTCCGAGTGCCGCACAAGGACATGCAGTTCGGCTCCAGCGACCTGGCGCAGATCGCGGAAACCCTCATCGCTGACGGGTTCGCCCCGGACGACCCGGGGCACGAGGTCGTCATCGTCGCGCCGAGCCGGGTGTACGGGGCGCGGGAGTACTGGCAGGACGAGGGGCAGACCGGCGACCACCTGCGGGACCTGGCGAAGACGGGCCTGGACTACACCGCGGTCGGCTCGCGGATCCTGCTGCTGCCGGAGGACTGGACAGAGAAGATCGGGTCCCTGACCGACGAAGACTTCCCCAATGGGCTGGTGATCACGGAGGAGGGCAGCTCCCTGGCCACGCGGTGGGTGGTCCACGGCAAAGACGACGACAACGAGCCGCCGTACGCGGTCACCGGCACCGCGGGCGGGGTGGATCCGTACTACGGGCTCATCGAGCGGGTCGCCGTCGAGGACAGCATCCTCGACGCCGGGTCGGCCACGGCAGCGGCCCGTTCCCGGCTGCGCGCCTCGGCGCCGGCGCCCACGTACATCGACACGTCCCAGGAGACGACCTTGTCGCCGGAAGCGGCAGTCGACGTGCCTCTGCTGGTGCCGGGCTGGTGCCTGGACATCACGACGACCCAGACCTGCCGGCGCCTGACCCAGACTTTCAAGATCGCCGGTGTGAAGGTGAGCGAACGGGCTGCCGGGGAGAGCGTGTCGGTGCAGCTCGCCCCGACCGGCGCCGGCCTCGTCGACGACGGCGGACAGATCAGCCCCGTGGGGGGCGGCGACGGTACGGAGGCGGGCGAGATATGACGCTGAGGGGATCAGCCGGCCGTAGGAGCCCGGACGGTGCACTGGTCGGCGTGCTCCGGGAGCTGTCAGGGCAGCAGCGGCGGGCCGGTACCCGCCCCCGGCGCCGCCGCCTCGGCGACGGTCAACCCGCCCGCGAACCGGCGGGCGTTGCCGAGGTAGAGGGGCCCCGCTGCGCTGCCGGGCCGCCGGGCGCGCCGGGCCCGCCGGGGGCCGTTGGCCCGCGCGGTGCGCGGGGTGCGCGCGGCCCGGCGCCGGCCGCGGACGTCGTGACCACGGATCCGTACGGCGTGGCCACCTGGCAGCCGCCCGCCCGCGGCCGCCGTGCCCGGCCGAACGGGTGGGTGGTCTCGGCGACCCCGGCCGGCGACCGGCCGCTCCTCGCCGTCGTCGACCACCAGGACGACGAGCTGGGCAGCGGGCAGGTTGCCGTACGGGTGTGGGAACTGAGCGACGGGCTGCCCGTGCCGGCGCCCGGGGTGGCCGTGCACCTGGTCGCCGTGCCCGCGCCCCGCTGAGCTGTGCCCGCGGCTGGCAAGCGCAGCCCCGGCCGGCGCTATTGTGCTGGTGGAGCTGCTGGTTGGGGGCCGGGCTGAATTTCCACGCTGTAAGAGGGTGAGCCCGGTGGCGTCGGTTTGCGCGTGCGGTGAATATTTCAACGTCGATCCGGAGACAGGCGAACTCTGCCTCAACCCCGGCATGATGGGGCTGCGACAGATTCTGTATTTCGAGGTCGGAACTCACCAATTCCGGAAGGACGAATACCCGTGGCTGTCCCGCGTCAGGGCGCGCGTGCAGGCTGGCGGCGGCGGATCAGCCGGTGCGAATGCCGCGGATGGCGAGTGCATCGTGCGCCCGGGGGCGGCCGGCGGCGGCTATTCGGAGAGTCTCCTTGAGGCGAGTGCCCTGGGCGACGTGGAGTCGGTGGTGGTCGGCGAGGGGGGCACCCCGGGGTCCGGCAACGCGGACGGCGGTCCTGGCGGCTCCAGTTCATTCGGCGGGCTCGTTACCGCGACCGGTGGCGCCGGCGGCGCGTCCTCTCAGACTTCGGGCACGAATCCCACCTGCACGTCCGGGACGGTCGGGCCGCTTGCGGGGACCGGCGATTTCCGAATCGGTGGCGGAGCTGGTGGCAGCGCCATCCGTCTCACGGGCGCTCAGGGCGTAGCCGGGCAGGGCGGCGAATCGCATCTGGGGCACGGTGGATGGGCGCGTTCCAGCGAGGGCCAGGGCGGCGCCACCCGCGGTTTCGGCGCCGGCGCCGGTGGGGCGCTGTCTCACGGGGAATCGGTGAGCGGTGGCTCCGGCGGCAACGGCCGGGTGATCGTCGAGCTGTACGGCTGACCTCGCTGGTCCGGCGGTTAGGCTGGACCCCGGGGGAAGGGTATGCCGCTGGTGCTAGGCCGGGCCTGATCCGTCACGAGAAGGACGTGGTGGGTGTGGCCAGATGCGGCTGCGGCATCCAGTGTGGCTGCCGGGTGGTGGCCGGGGACAACGTCACGGTCGACGGCTCCGGGTCGGCGTCGAACCCGTTCGTGATCAGCACCGAGGTGACGTGCGATCAGGTGAGGCCATGCCTCCAGGCGGGGCCGGGCATCGAGTACGACCCGGAAACCGGCACGATCGCCGCGGACCTCTCCGAAACCCCCGGGAACACCCTCGTCATCGACGAGGGCGGGCTGTACGTCCCGGCGGCGTCCGGGTCGCAGGTGGCCGCCGGCTGCGGCCTGTCCGGCGACGGTACGACCGCCGCGCCGCTGACCGCGGCGACGGGCACATGGCCGTACGAATGCGACGTCGACACGGCCGCCGGGCTGGTCTACTGCGACAGCACGGGGCAGCTGCGCGCGGAGCCGCGCGGGCAGATCCACTACCAGCAGGTGCAGCAAGTCGACCAGGTCGACGACGCGTTCGTGCCCACGGGCACGAACAACGTCATCGCCACCCACGAGCTGACCGTCACCAACCCGGATGCGTGCCGACCGGCGTTCATGATCGTGGAGTGGGAGCAGGACGTCGACCTCACGATCCCGCCGGGCTCCGGCGCAGCGATCGGCATGGGCGACGACACGGTCACCTTCACGCAGAACACCGGCGACCGGACGATCTTCAACGAGCACCACCAGACCTCGCGGGTCATCACGCCCGGGGTGCAGACCATCCCGCCGGGCGGGAGCTACACCATCAGCGTGTCGGTGACCGCGGGCCGGCCGGTGGTGGCGGACACCACCACGTACTCCCGTGTCCAGACCCACATCCGCGCGTGGCTGATCATCCTCTGAAAGGGGCGCTGACCGTGGAAACGATCTACCTGCGGTACGAGTCCGGGAAACTCGCTGTCCGCTCGGGAAGCCCGGAGCGGCCCGATGTCCCGGCGGACGCCGTCGAGATCACCCAGGCCGAGTACGACACCGAACTCGCCGCGATGCAGGGCAGGCGCGACGAGCGTCTCGCCGGCATCCGCGCCGCCGAGCAGCAGGCGGCCCAGGACGACTACGACGCCCTCGTGGAGGCCGGGGTGTCCGAGGCGACCGCCCGCCGCGTGTCCGGCCTCGGCGCGGCCGAGGCGGCGGCGGGCGGGACCGTCTGATGGCCGATCCGCTGTCCGCGGCCGTCGTCCTGCGCGTCCTGAAGCGTGAAGGGCTGACCGTCGTCGAGCACCGCTCGTGGCGCACGCACAACCGCAACCACATGGGCGCATGGGGCCCGGTGCACGGCGTGGTCATCCATCACACCGTCACCTCCGGCGTCGACGGCACCGTGGACCTCTGCTACGACGGCCGGCCCGACTTGCCGGGCCCGCTGTGCCACGGCGTGATCGACAAGCAGGGCCGGGTGCACCTCGTCGGCCACGGCCGCGCGAACCACGCCGGGGCGGGCGACGACGACGTGCTGCGCGCGGTGATCGCCGAGCAGTTCGGCGACGCCCCGCCGGCGCCGAACGAGACGAACACGGACGGCAACGCCCGCTTCTACGGCTTCGAGGCCATCAACCTCGGCGACGGCGAGGATCCGTGGCCCGCGGTGCAGCTCGATGCCATCGAGCGCGCGTCGGCGGCGCTGTGCAGGGAGCACGGCTGGGGCGCGAAGTCGGTGATCGCGCACAGGGAGTGGACGAACCAGAAGATCGACCCGCGCGGGTTCAGCATGCCGGGGATGCGTGAGCGCGTCGCCGAGCGGCTGCGCCACGCGGCCGGCTGGAACCGCGACGACGAGGAAGAGGACGACGTGCCGGAGTTCGTAGGGCTGGGGAAGACGAAGCGGCAGAAGCTCGCCCACGGCACGTGGACGACCCTGACGTGGGACAAGGAGTGGGTCGACGAGCCGAACGCGCACGGCGACGGCGGCCGCGCGTTCGTCAAGGGCGCGGCGCTCTACCAGGGCACCGCCTACCTCAACATCGAGGGTCTGCCCGACGACGGGCAGGTGCAGGCCCGCCTGGTGGAGACCGACGCCAAGACCGGCGAGCAGGTCCACCGCTACACGCCGGGCGAGCACGGCCCGACCCTCGGCGGCGAGTACTTCGCCTTCCCGATCACCGGCCGCTGCAAGGCCGGCCGGCACACCGTGCTGCAGGTGATCCAGCACCGCGGCCAGGACGTCACCGTCGACGGCGACCTCCGGGTGCTCGTCTGGAAGCGATGAGCGTGGACCTGCTCGCGTCCGTCGTACGGACCCTGGTGCCGGTCGGCGCCGGCCTGGTCCTCACGCTGGCCGCGGAGACGGGGCTCGACCTCGACAGCGGCACCGTCACCGCTGCTGTGACCGCTGCGGTCACGGCGGGTTATTACCTGGCGTTCCGGGGCCTGGAGGTGCTCGCGGGCCGGCTGCGGTGGCAGCCGCTGCGCCGTGTCGCCGGCGCCTTCCTCGGTTACGCCCGGCCGCCGGAGTACCCGAAGAGCCCGGACGCCCGGCTGGCGAGCCTGGCCCGCGGGATCCGGGAATGACGTCACCGGAGCAGCAGGCCATCGCGGTCGAGCTGGAGCGGCTCCGCGGCATCACCGAGGCCAACTTCGCGCGGCTGCACGGGCGGCTCGACGTCGTGCTGCAGCGCACGGACCGCGCGGAGGAAGACGTCAGGAAGCTCCGCGAGGACCACAACCAGGATCTCGCCGAACTCCGGGCCGAGGTGGAGGCGTTGAAGCGGGGCCGGTGGCCGCTGCCAGCGGTCGGCGCGCTGACCGGTCTCGGCGCGCTGGCCGTCGCGGTCCTTCAGTACGTTGGCAGATGACCGCGAGAATTTCGCTGCACTACCCGGGTGCTGCGCCGATATATCGGCGCTCAGAATAAGGGGACGCTGCTCCATTCATTCCATGCGTAAACGATGACGACGAACAGCAGAATCTTCACGAGACACCCCAGAGCCCACCGGTCGGCCTCCTCATTCGCGCAGAAGTTGCACACCCGGCCAACGCCCTTGCATCGCGGGCAAGTCTTCCTTCCGGCGCCATTGCAAGTTCCACATTTCCACTCTATCTCGCCGTTAGTGTGACTCCTTTTCCCCCGACAGCTAGGGCACTTCCAGCGGCCGGCGGAATTGCATCTAACGCATGGTTCTAAGTGGTGGTCGTGGGGCTTCACTATCGGTCACCGCACCTAGGTCCGCTCGATGCCTCTTGCATACCCTCGGATCCTTCGCTGCGCACTCCACGGGAATTGATCCTTTAGTTCGCAACTGGGCCGGAGCGTGCCTGGCGGAGCGGCGGCGCGGCGCGGAGGCGTGCCGTCGCGTCAGTCGTCGACGGCCCGCCCGGCGTCGTCCTGCTCAGGTCGCCGCCCGCTGCCACCGGCCGCCGACGGCTCCCCGGTCGACAGGACGAGCATCACGCTGGCGTCCCAGCGATAGGTGCGGCAGAAGGTTTCGGGCCGGCCGCCAAGATCCCGGGCAGGAAGCCGGATCGTGAGCTGCAGGCCGATGGTGCGGTCCGGCCAATCATGCCTGGCCATCACGCTGGCCGGGCGCCAGTCGTCATCCGTGAAGACGAGCAGGCGCGGCGGGTGCGTCGCCGAGTAGATCCGGACGCGCGGCGGCCGGCCCATGGCGGGGCGCCACGGCGGCACCTCCACAGCATCGGCCAT